TATTACACAACAATCATCTCATATGGAAAAAATAGTTAGTCAGAAAAGAATAAACATTTTTCTCGATCTCTGTATTCAAAATCATACAAAAATTGGTTCGAAAATAAGTTGGTATCTTAATGGAAATCCCACGAAGATAGAGTTCGGTAGTGATACGATGCCGTTTATTAAAGTCACCTCAACTCTATTTTCCATTAGTATTCCCGATACTTGTAAATATCGCGATCTCAAAGAGCAACAATGTACCATCCCTCTTTTAATAAAGGTTAAGGAATATAATTTTAAAGAAGCGCAACGCTATTCTCTTAACCAAATTAAACGTCTGATGCTGTAATACATTTAACTTTCTCTCCAATATCTCGTAATGATTTGCAAGTTCAATCTATAGTTCAAACAAATCTTTCAATAAGGGTTCTTTATCGTACACATATAATTTAGATGTTGAATCCCAATTACTATGTGTTGTAATGATTCTCTCATCTTCAATTATTAATCCAAGACAGAATTCCACGCATTCACTATCAAAGGTAAAAAATCTAGAATGTCGTTTGTATTTCAACGTCTCTCCATCCAACACTACCATACAATGATAGTAGTGTCGTGGTTTAGAATGATGAACAATGTGTGTAATAAACCAATATTCATTCTTGTAATAACAACCATTGGTAGAACCGCGAAAATGTTTAAAGATTGGCGGTCCTGCCTCTTCCACTTCAATGAACTCGGATGTCGACGCATCAACGATACGTCCAATTGTCAATGGGTTCCAATGATAAATAAACTTAAGATCATTTTTATGACTGAACAACGTCCAATTCTTCTCACAATCATTATTCTTTGGTGATTCAAAGCAATTAAACGACAAGTGTGATTTATCCTTATTATATTCACCAAAACATATGCATAACTTAAAAGTTTTGGGGATTTGATAAGTCCCCATATAATGTATTTTCTCTCCGTGACTCACTATTCTTACATCCTCAACTCCTCGAATACGACATGAATAATCAAATACAGAATCAAATAGCTTCTTCTCTATAATATTAAAGTTCTTATCCATTAAAACATAAGCATTTCGTGTATGTACGTTTGATCCGTCCTTGTATACATAATCCCCACTTCTCTGCAGTTTATAATCAACATAGCGTACATTCAGCACATAGTTCTCTCCCTGTCGAAGAATGGATGGGGTACTACTTGTGAATCCCGGACATAGATCTCCCAATTTTGAAGGGAGATTTATGCGTGCAAATGGTGTTAATTTTTTGCAATAGAATTGATAATTTGAGAGAAGATGGTTCATGTCTAGATTATTATGTGTATTGAAGATTTTCATATAATTGGAAAGAATGTTTGGTCGCGGTTGTAGATAGTAGGCAAAAATACTTAGTTCGTAATCAAATAGATAATCATAGACATCACAATGTAAAAAGAGAACATTGCTATTTGGCAGTGGGATGCTTTTTCCTAGTTTATAGAAGTGATATGCTAGTTTATTTTTTGCCGCTAGTCGATAGTGCTTCACCATTTCATATATATTTTCTGCTCTCTGGGGATAAAAGTTATATCCATCTAGCCATGCCGCTAGCGCCTCTGCATGTTTCCCCTTTCTCTGATAACAAAGACCTAAGCGATAATATGAATACCAACACTCTTCAACCCAATCATTTATTTCAATCCGTTTTTTATATGATTGGATAGCCTCATCAATTTGATTAGTATTATAATAACTATTTGCCAAATAGAAATGATACCGACCATTCTTAGGTTCACTCACCAATCCCTCTTTTAACAAACGAATATCTCTCGAAAACTTGTTATCTTTACAACCACCATCTCCTATATCATTAATAAACAAACTCTCCAAGCGCGCCTGCGGAGTACCCTTCGGCAAATCATAGTATTCGTGGGTGGGTCCAATACACTTAACGTCGAGAGAACCGCTTACAAGACGGGTATTATAGTATTTGAAGGCAGCATGTCCTTGTTGTATGCTATAGACGGGTATTTTGAGTTTATTTTTATCAAAATCTGGTTTAATAATAAGTTTCATATCTGCATCAAGAAATAAAAGATAAGTGGCCATTCCGCGCGCTGCTTTCAGTGCTTCGGTTCTGTTGTATCCAAAATTTTTGAATGGTCTATCTATGATCTTGCCAGTTATATTTTTTTCATTAAAATAGTTTGTGATAATTTCCTTTGTATTATCAGTGCTGCCGGTATCGCAGATACAATAGCAATCAATGATAGATAATACACTATCAAAAAGGCGTGTGATGATCTTACTTTCGTTTTTGACAATCATGTTTAAGCAAATAGTAGTATCAGCTTTTTTCTCAGTTATGGTTATTTCCATTGTAAGATCTTTATTTAAAACTTTTAATATAAAATATAATCTATTATTATTATAATGGCTTTTACTAGATTTAATTATGACCCTTGTAGAACTGCTAAGATCCTTCAAGAGTCTACAGGACCGGGAAGGTATATGTTGGATGCACCTGGTCCCGGATGCCGTCCCTGCTTTATGGAGGGACCCTATATTCGATTGCAAAAATGGGGTGCTAACTTGCGATCCGTGCCCGGCGGCCATCCCATCGACATTGATAGCGATTTATTGGGAATTACACGACCACTCACCAAAGATTGTATAGAAAAAGAGTATCCTGCTGCTGGAGTTGTCAAATCAAACAAGGTGAACTACTCGAACTGCAAACCCTTCACGGATCAATCACGAGTCACACACCCTGCCTTTATGTATAGAGATTTAGAACAAGTCGATTGGTGGCCACTCATTCTAAATCCACAAGAAAATGTCTGCATGGATTTCCAAAACAACTTGGATACCCGCCTCTTAGAGAAAGATTACCATGTAACCAAAGTACCATGTCCGTTATTCAGATAATATTTAGTAATTATTATATATTACTAAATATATAATGGAAGTAGCAATCCCAGTTGTAGCATTAGGAGCATTGTATGTAATATCAAATCAAAAAAAGAGAGAAAATTTTGAAGAGCGTGAAGCGAAAAAAGAGCAAGAATTACCGAATACATATATTCCTCCTGTCAATTATCCGGTCCAAACTTATGGTGAATTAGGGGACAATGTTAATTACTATCAAAATCCCAACGCAGCCACAGATAAATATTATCAGCAGGATTCTTATGAGAAGGCGATTAATAAAGGGTTAACCAAAAAGGCGGCTGTCTTTCACTCATTAACGGGTGAGCGGGTAACTGCTAAGGAACTCAAGCATAATAATATGGTGCCTTTTTTCGGGTCTCATGTACGACAGAGAACGGCAAATTTGGATGGCAATGAAAGTATTTTGGATAGTATGCAGGGTGCTGGTTCGCAAAATATTTGTAAGAAGGGCCAAGCGCCTTTGTTCAAACCGCAGAAAAACATGGGATGGGCGCACGGAACACCGAACGCGAGCGATTTTTTTCAATCTCGTGTCAATCCAGCAAGGAACATGTCAAACGTCAAACCTTTTGAGACACAAAATGTGGGACCAGGCTTAAATCGTGGGTATACAACAGCAGGAAGTGGTGGTTTCAACGCGGGTATGGAGGCACGCGACAAATGGATCTCTAAGACAGTGGACGAGTTGCGCATCAAAACCAATCCAAAAGTGACATATGAAGGTGTGACTTTAGGTGGGGGCACAGCAGTTCAAAATCGGGGTCTCATCGGAAAAGTAGAGAAACATTTGCCGGATACATACTATATTAATAGTCCTGAGAGATATTTCACTACTCCTGTAGGCGCGAAGGCTCCCACAGTGAGAAGTAAAGTAATTTTGCAACCAGTTAGCCGCCCTGGGACTACCCGGGAATATTTTGGAGATGGTGCGAGAGAAGGTGATGGTGTGCGGATTCGTGGAATGTATCAGCAAGCCCACCGCAAAATCTTGGGGTCCGAAAATACTGGACCCGCTGATGCCGCAGGGCATTGGGGCGCATGTGAGGAGAAGACAGCTATTCCATGTGATTACGGCAAAAAGGGATATGATTTGCCAATTAATGAGAGAAACTTTACATCGGAGCGCGGCGGACGTTTTAATGGTGTCGCCGGAAGTGTTATAGGAGCTGTTGTTGCACCTTTATTAGATATCTTACGCCCATCGCGGAAAGAAAATGTAATCGGCAACATGAGGCCGACAGGGAATATGAATGGACCATCCGAAATGTATGTATATAACCCAGCTGATGTTACACGGACCACAACGAGAGAAACAACCGAAGTTAACCCGTTCCCAATGAATATCAATAACCAGCGATCCGGTGGCGGATACCAAACATCGGACCAACAACCCGTATCACAGCAGCGGGATGACACTAGTTGCCCATATTCAGGCAATGCCGGTAATACTGAAGGTACCTCCAATGCACCAGTATATAATGCTGCCTATAATGCTACCATTAACCCCAATAAATCAGATATTGCTAACGCCCCGCGCGGAAATGCTTTGGCGATGGGCAATATGGAGCTCTTTGAAGGGACGCAAAATATTCAAGTAAATAAGGTTGATAAAGATAGACTAAACCGCCAACTAAATCCTGGACAATATGGCGAGGTGGGCGTGGGATCCGAAACCTACGGCAACATGAGTCACATTCCACCACTACCACAAGGCATTAATTGCCAGCGTACAGATCCCGGTATCTTAGATGCCTACCGCTGCAATCCATTCACACACTCCTTACATAGCAGCGCCTAAATTATTGTTTTTATTAAATTTTTAATTAAAAACAATAGCTTTTAATGTGTAATGGAAATACATGCATTCTTAAAAGAAAAATTAGTCAAGATGGTCGAAAATAAAAAAATACCTCATATTATTTTTCATGGACCCCTAGGTAGCGGAAAGCGACATTTATTATACTTTTTTATTAATCGTATTTATGACAATGAATATGAAAAAATTAAGCGTTATGTGATGTATGTAGATTGTGCACATGGGAAGGGTATTCGCTTTATTCGTGATCAATTAAAATTTTTTGCAAAGACTAATATTCAAAATAAGCGTGGGTTGTTCTTTAAGAGTATTGTATTACTGAATGCTGAAAAGTTAACTACCGATGCCCAATCCGCGTTACGTAGGTGTATAGAACAATTTAGTCATACCACCAGATTTTTTATTGTTGTAAAAGATAAAAATAAGTTATTAAAGCCTATACAATCACGTTTTTGTAATATCTATGTCCCTCTTCTGCGTGTGGGTGCAAAAAAAGTAAATTTGCATTTAAGGGACTATGATATAAAAAAAAATAATACTAGGTTGATCAAAAGGCTTGTAAAGGTACAGGAATCGTGTACTTTGTCAAAATGTTATACTCTGGCATTACAATTATATGAAAAAGGGTATCATGCTCTTGATCTTTTAGATGTAATAGAGACACATTTTGTTAATATTAATAATAGATATTTTTTTTTGGTTTTCTTTGATCGTATTCGTATGGAATTTCGCAATGAGAAATTATTAATGTTTTTAATTATTTATTTTATTTTTATGCGTCCTAACTATGATTTAGAAAATATTAAAATAATGTAAATGGACGATTATAATGTTTCGGTCTTATCAGAAGCCAAAAATGAATATTCTTTGCGCTTGGTCACAATATTATATCCTCTTGTTCTAGAAGGTATAAAGTCTATTCTTAAGGAAGCTTGGGAACTATGTATGACAAATGATGAGGAAGAGAAGTATTTAATGACTTTTCAAAACTTCTTATCGCGTGTAACAAAGTGGAACCAGACAATTATAGACGAGGAGACGACACGCATAAGTATTAAAAGTAATTGTGCATATTTAGAAGATTTATTAACTTGTGTACATATTACGCAATTGAAAATTTTGACTAGTATTCGAGTAAGTCAACGTCAGAAAAAGATTGAGTTAGACATACCTAAGTTGAGTGACTTTATCCATAAGGTTTATATTAAATGTGCTCGTAAATTTTATGCAAGTGTTTATTTATTTGAGCAAAAGATCCCTCCTTTAGAATATCAGAAAAATATGCGTGAATGCGAGACTATTTGTAAAGAGTGTATTTTGAATGTTATCCGCGACAATATGCCTGTTGAGCATATTTTACGTGCATATATGGATGAGAGCGTGGAGGAGGAGATTATCGAGGAAGTTATAAGCGCAAAAATGTTGGATGTATCAGGTGCAAAGATTGAAGAAAAAATGACTGGAACTACGGAATTGTCTGATGCTTCCGTTAGTACACCTCCAGTCGTTGCTGTTAAAAAGACCGATACAAAACCGATGTTGGTAGATCAGAAGGAGAAAGCGGAATCTCCGCCGCCTGCTCGAGAAGCGGCTACAGAAGGCGGCGCGAGCCCGGCAAAACCTATGAATGATAAAGCGGAAACTACAATTAAAGTTGAAACCCCAGTTACTAGCAAGCTCCCGACACTACCCGTTGCCGCACCGGTCGCGGCACCGACCGCGTTACCAGCACCGACTGCGGTTCCGGTCGCGGCTGCGGTTCCGGCGGCGGTGCCGCCGGCGGTGCCTGCGTCGAAAGGCTTGACCTTTAATAATGTCGATAGACATTATGATGGGGATACAAAAAAGGCGGAAATGGTCACTGCTCCAAAAGATATTCAAACGCTCGAAAAAATAAGCGCTATACGCAATGCACAGCGAAAGGAGGAGGAGGACGAGGAAGACAATCTAAAAATAGGTGGAGCTATTGATGTGGATCTTGGCGTAAAGGTCCTTGCCTCACCCAAGGTGATGTCATCGCCTCCTTTGGATGAATCGGTCTTTGCTGACATTGAGACACTATAATGCGGTTAAAAGACTATAAAATTTTGTCTTGTATGGTTAAATGGTAAATTTCCTTCAAGCCGCGATTATAGCAGTTGTATATGTATTATTTCTTTTCTTGGAGATGCGCTTTATCCTGAAAGAAAATAAACCAATGAAACGTCTGTTGCGTGATGGGCTGTTGGTTTATTTAAGCGTTTTATTAGGTGATTTTGTGTTGAATCAACTAGGGCCTCTCAAAAACGTTGGAAAGTATACCCCCGCTGTTTTTACCAATGAGCCTGATTTCTGATTAAATTGAATTTATTATTATAAATATTTTTAATAATAAATGACTTCTGATAATGATCAGGGACACATCCTTTATGAGAAAGGTAACTTTAGTTTTATATCCACTCAGCCACAATATACTGCAATAAGCACAGAAATGGAGATTACCCTCACGAAAGCATATTCTCTTTATGTTGAACACGATATGGAAAAATTCTTTAAAAAATATCCACCACCCTCCGAATACAAATATATGTGGTGGTGCCCCAATCAAAAAGGTTTTGAAGAGTGGAAGAGGATCCGCCTTATTCTTGATAATCAAATATTTAGACCCATAGATTTGTCAAGTGCTGATTTTGATTTAGTTACACGTATTTTATCACATCTTGCTAATAAGGGATGGCAGGCAGTTATACAAGATTTTGGGGATATTTTAGATATTATTCTTGAAAACTATACGGATTATGAAGAGATTTATTTAATATAAGTGGGAAGCTTATCTATGTTAAAGACGCGCTTTTTTTTTACCTTTCTTCCACTACTAATATATTTATTAAACAGAGTATTCTCAATTTCTTTTTGGGGTGGGCAATGATGTACGTGTCTGGCAATCATTTTATAGAGTTTAAATTCAGGATAGCGTTCATCGCCATTCTTTTTATATAGAATATTTCGACCTTTATCATCCTTACACCATCTATTGATTAATTGTGCAATAGGATCGACAATTTGTTCTATTTGTTCGAGGGGGTCATTAAAGAAGAAATCAAATAATGAACAACCAAGTCGGCATAGATCGAAACTTTTATTGGGCTCTAAACGTGGTTTATTAGGATTAAGATAGGGTTCACAATTATATTGCGTTGCGGCATCTCCCTTGATGTGGAAACTATCTGAACACATAATATTTCCCTTAAATTTATATATGGCTCGACCAAAATCAATAATTTTATAAACTTTGCCAAAAGTTGGTACTTTATAATATTTTCCATTGTAGTAATAATAAAGAAATTTGGCGTCCGTATTTTTATACATGATATTATTAGTATGAAGATCATTATGAGTAAAATCAAATAATTTTTGGTATACAAGAAGTATTATAATTACCTGAAAAAAACAAGATCGCCACTCCTCCATGCTAAGATCTGGCATAATGCTATCTAGGGTATCGTCCAATGCTTCTAGACAAATAATTTGTACAGGAAAATTAAATAATGTTGCATTAATGCAATCATCCGATAATGTAGACATAGAAAGACTCCCTATTGAAGACGACTCATCATAAAACTCTGCTCCGCTTGAGTCACAGGAACTTTCCGAGCTATGAGATGTATGCGAAGAGCGCGATGAGCAGGCGCTACTCTTGCTCGATGCAGTGCTACAGGGCGATGTAACTCCGTTGGTAGATATGTCCATAGTAAAGATAAGATTTTTTGTGATTTCTTGCACCCCAGAAATATCAGCGCTTTTCTTAAATAAATCTTTGAATATTGAATTATCTAGATGTTCGGTATGTAATGATTTTATGCTTTCCGTTATTTTTAATGGTTTTCTATAATGGCGTGTCTGTATGTCTTCGAGGAAATCCTCATAATTATCTTCTAGTTGGAAGGTAGCGTCTTTATTTTTCCGAAAAAAATCAGACTCATGCAAAAATTCTAAATCATCAATAATATTATATTTAAACTTATTTTTGATACCAAGGAAAGATCCATAAAAATCTGTTCCGTGTATAAACCGGTGTGTATTAAGAACTTGGCTAGATAGGAAAGAAAAGAAACCATCCACATATGCAGAGTTATTGCCATCACGAATTTTTTTGTGCCCCTCGTTTCCTTTAAAAGAAGGGAGGATATCTATGTTCATACCCTTATATTTTCCCGCTAGATACTTAACAGGGTCAATCAAGGGTGAGTATTTTAAGAAGGAAGGAACTTTTTTTTCTTGTGTATCACTTTTGACACGACATATCCACTTATTATCTGTTTCTTTCTTTATAAATCGACTGGCATGAAAGCGATTATTTAAATTTATATTGTTAAAATTTGTTTCTGATAAGCGAAAAAAGTTTTGGTAGATAGGTATATAATTTTGCATTTTAGTAATACCTTCTAAAGTTGTCGGGACTGCTGACTTTTTATTTTTGACATAACTGATCTCAAACATTAGATAATACTACATTCAAAGATAAAAAATTGTAATATATTGCGTATTTAACGTTAGTTTAAATTCTAAATGAAAGATAATGAATTTAGAATTGAAAAAATTTGATATGAAGGGCATTTCATTTAAACCTGATGAGACGTCGGGACCAGTTGTTGTTTTTATTGGTCGTCGTGATACAGGTAAGAGTTTTTTAGTTAGAGATTTATTATACTATCATCAGGACATTCCAATTGGAACAGTTATATCTGGCACTGAGGCTGGTAATGGTTTTTATGCCAAGCACGTTCCAAAGCTGTTTATTCATGATGAATATAATACTGCTATCATTGAAAATGTGTTAAAGCGGCAAAAGATTGTACTCAAACAAATTAAAAAGGAGACGGAGGCCTATGGTCGTTCAAATATTGATGGTCGTGCTTTTGTTATTTTGGATGATTGTTTATGGGATAATGGTTGGGCTCGCGATAAGATGATGCGCCTCTTATTTATGAATGGGCGACATTGGAAAATTATGACAACGATTACAATGCAATATCCTCTTGGTGTTCCACCTAATTTACGAACAAATATTGACTATACCTTTATTCTTCGGGAACCCTATATTAATAATCGGAAACGAATTTATGAAAATTATGCTGGTATGTTTCCTACCTTTGAATCATTCTGTCAGGTGATGGATCAGTGTACTGAAAATTATGAATGTTTAGTTATTGCTAATAATGCTCGTTCTAATAAGCTAGAAGATCAGATATTCTGGTATAAAGCCGACCCACATGACGACTTCAAGCTAGGTTCCGCAGAATTTTGGGCTCTTTCGGAAGGTGTTAATTCTGATGAAGAAGATGAAGCCTATGACCCCACAGCAGTGAAAAAAGGTCCGCGTATAAATGTCAAGAAGAGTAAATGGTAATTATTTTAATTGTCTTATTTCCTTAGCCTTCTGCATAATTCGAGAAATAAGTTTCTTTCTTTGTCGCATTTTATATAATAATATGTCCTCAGAGTCGGGTAATGTAGGGGTCCACTCTGTCCAAATTTCGTTTTGTTCTTGTGCCCACCATCGGGTATTTCCTTTAGAAAATGAAACCATTCCTACTATTTTTCCTCTATAGTGAACATTTACATCATAAATAGAATTATTTGTATGCCAAAATGATTTAGGGAATGTACATTCATTATAAAAGGCGTCTACATCTAATGCTTTGTCCATTATTATATTAATTATAATAATTGACTTTAAATTACTTCAATCTTACAAGGTTTTCCACCGCCAAGTCCAACGCGTTTCATAAAATCTTCATTATTTTCACTCTTAAAATTAAAATTACATTTATGCTGCTCTGGAAGGCGATGCTTATTACAAAAACATTGCTGACAACGACACGGCATATCAGTTAGTGTTAATTTCTTCTTACATTCAGGCTGGTTACACCGCTTTTTCTTCTTTTTCACTTTTTTCATTTTGTTTCCCATTCTTTGTATGAATATTTAAATTGTTAACTATAAAATACTTCAATTTATTTGTCTTTATCATCTGATGTTTCTTCTGTAATAGGTGATAAATTAACCTTGACATTAGAAACTGGATTATCGCGCGCTTCACGCTCCTTGAATTCCTTCAATGCGTCGGGCTTGTCGCTAGTCCGCACATTTTCACCCTCAAAGAGTTCGCGCCTAATATCTGCAGAACTTACTATATTACCAGTCCCCAACGATGACTCGATTGTGGACATCCCCGCCACACCTACCAAATTACCTTGTTCGTTAATATTTTGTGTTAATTTGTTACCTGTTTCAAGGGCCTTTTTCTTATTCTCCTCGATGGCGCGGCGTTTTGATTCTTTGACGCGCTTTTCGAAAGCATTGCGGGCCTGCTGTTCATTTGCATTTTTCTCTTTCATTAGTTGATTAAGTTCATCTTCCATATATTCGACACGCCCGGTTTTATAGGCTTCGGGTTCCCACGGCATCCACATACCTACAGGCCCCACATACACATCATGATTTGGGTCTATTTCGCGCAGAAGTTTAGCACGAAGCTCGGCTTCTTGCTGTGTGGAATAAGAACCGCGAATCTTTAGCCCTCGAACACTAGTTTTGAAGTTATTTATAATATTGAATTGTTCGATTAGTTGTTCTTCTTTAGCATCTAGGAAGTTTTTATAATCATCTCCAACATTTGTATCAGTAAGTTTAGCTTTTTCGCTTTTAAGGAATTCTTGAAAATCTGTCATTACAGCTTCAAAACCTATATCATGCTTATAGGATACGAAATTTAAAAACTGCGTAAATTTTTCTATAGATTTAGTCAAATCAAAATGTTTTAGGAACTCTTCAAAAAGATAGATATTTTTTTGTTTCAAGATATTTTCAGGTGATACAAATGATACACACGAAAACTTCTGTCCAGCAATTGGTTTATCTTCTTCCAATAAGTCAATGTATTTAGGATTCTCTAATCCGTTGGATTGCAATCTTCTCTCATAACCTTTAGACATTATATTACATATAAGACAATTGATATTTAAGTTTTGAAAAATATAATATATTTTTTTCTTCCCAATATTTATAATATGCTTCAAGAAGTGAATAAAATGTTAGATTTGGGTGAACTTATCAAACGTGCCGTTAAATATTTAGTCGAAGGGTTCATGGTAGCTGTTGCCGCTTATGCCATCCCTAAGCGTTCCCTCAACCTCGACGAAGTTCTTCTTATTGCCTTGACTGCTGCTGCCACCTTCAGCATTCTCGACACTTACGTACCAAGCATGGCGGTATCTGCGCGCACTGGCGCCGGATTCGGTATCGGCGGCAACCTTGTCGGGTTCCCTCGTTAATTAACTATTCCTATTTGAATTATGATAAGAAAAATTATTTTTTTATCATATTGTTGAGATGAATTCCCATTTTAATTCTTTACAAATTTTTTTCCAAATTTCGTCCTGTTCAATACGTTTTACAGGATCTTTAAGCATTGGAAAATAAGCCAAAAATTCGGTTTCATTTAATAATTCACACATTTTATATAGAACGTAATAGTAGTTTAGAAAGTTTACGCGATCATCTGGACAATGTGTAGCATATGGACGCTGGATCTCCATAAATAAATTACATAGTATATCTTCTAATTTTTGCGACATTACAGGGGGCTTAATTCCTAATTTATCTTTTATGAAAGGAATATGCTCATAATACTTATTATATCCCAGCTTCTTTAGTATATCTTTTGCTTTTTTATTTGTCATTTGTTTCAGTTCTATTCTTTCCTTCTTGATCTGTTGTTTTATATCTTCCAGAACTTCAGTGGGTATTTGTGTTGTTTCTTTAGCCTGAAACTGCGCCAATATCTCTCGAAAGTGATTTATTCTTTTATATGCATAAAAACATACTTCCTTTGGTGGTTCTTTATAGGATGGTTTTTCGTGTTCGATAAGATATGGTTGCTGGCTTGCACAATTCTTACATACTAATATACCCTCATAATCCACCGGTACGAGCTCACCCCCGCAAGCCTGACACGCTTCATGATTTAGCTTATAATTATCTATGCTTAAAAATTTTTCATCTATTCCTTCCAAGTATTTTTGATTTTCATTCATGACATCTAGCGTCGGTGCCATTATTTTTTTATTTTTATTGAAGAAAGAATGTAATATTTTCTTTTTACTATTTCCTTCTGATATCTCTCTTTTTTTTTCAAAATAATCAAAAATATAACGCGAGTTTTTAAGCAAATATTCTTTTTTTGCTTTTTTATGTTGTTTGATTTCTTTTGTTATAGAAGTTATAAGATCCTCTATATCACGGCGTTCCTCGATTTTTATACAATTAGTGTTGAGTTTTCTCTGTAGTTCAATTCTTTGTTTTCGTAACTTAGGGATTCTTACTCGTTGTATCGTGTTAAACTGAGACATTTTTTCGTGGTGCTGACTATCTATTGTCGCAGCCATCTTCTTATTTACTTTGAATTTTTTAGAGGCTTTTGGTTTAAAATGAGGCATAATACATATAATAACTACTTTTTTAATTATTAAATATATAAATAAATAAGTTTAATAATGTAGCCCCTTTTCTAAGTCAACATTAATGGCAACCATTGATGCCGCATCAGATTTAAAAGTTAATATCGTTCAACTGCAAAAAATGGCATTTTTATTTAATGCATTAGAAAATGGATGGACTATTAAGAAGAAGAAGGATTGTTATGTTTTTAGCAAACCTCATAATGGTCAGAAAGAAGTTTATCTTGATTCATATCTGAAACGATTTATGGTAAGCAATCTTGATTTAAATAGTATAATTAATAATTAAGGGAAAAGGACATTTCCATAATTTTTTTTTCTTTAGCAATATTATAACACTATGGGAGGAGGATTGATGCAACTTGTAGCTTACGGTGCCCAAGATGTTTATCTTACGGGTAACCCACAAATAACTTTCTGGAAAGTAACTTACCGCCGTCACACTAACTTCGCCATGGAATCGATCGAGCAGACTTTCAATGGCCAGGCCGACTTCGGCCGCCGTGTGCAATGCACCATTTCTCGCAATGGTGACCTTGCCTACCGCACCTACCTTCAGGTGGTGCTTCCACAGATCAATGCATGCCCGGACACCGCCAACCAAGGGTCGGCGCGCGATGCTAACTGGGCCCGCTGGATTGACTACCCGGGTATTAACATGATCGACTACGTCGAGGTTGAGATTGGCGGACAGCGCATTGACCGCCAGTACGGCGACTGGATGCACCTCTGGAACCAGCTCACCATGACCGCCGAGCAAGAGCGTGGTTACAAGAAAATGGTGGGACAGACCACCGAACTTACCTACTTGACTGACCCATCGTTCTCGACTGTGAACACCCCATGCGACACCGGTGCCCCGTGCAACGTGTGCACGCCGCGGTGCTCGCTCCCGGAGACCACCCTTTACGTGCCGCTCCAGTTCTGGTTCTGCCGCAACCCGGGTCTCGCACTTCCTTTGATTGCCCTCCAGTACCACGAGGTCAAGATTAACCTTGAGTTGAACGGACTCGACTGCCTCTTGTGGGCGGTGGACAGCCTGTCCGGCAACGGGGTCGCCGGGACCAGCAACAAGACCGTGCAGGGCGCTTACACTAAGTCCCTTGTCGCTGCCTCGCTCTACGTTGACTACGTCTTCCTTGACACTGACGAGCGCCGCCGCATGGCTCAGAACCCACACGAGTACCTCATCGAGCAGCTCCAGTTCACTGGCGCCGAATCTGTTGGGTCCTCGAGCAACAAGATTAAACTCAACTTCAACCACCCGTGCAAGGAGCTTGTCTTCACTGTCCAGAAGGATTACTTCGTGGACTGCTGCAAGCAGTACGAGACTGATGAGCAGCTGTACAAGGCGCTTGGTGTGCAGCCATTCAACTACACTGATTGCATTGACGCGCTTCCCAATGCCTACCACGCCTTTAGCGGTCCGGGGACCAGCGGGCGCGGCGAGTTCATTGTCAGCGGACTTTTCGTCGACCCAGGCGCGGACGCGGACGGCGGTGGGGACGAGTGGCCGACCTCCTCGTACGCCGATGGCTGGTACGGGACCAGCGGGGCGCCGCTCAGCAGCGTGCAGGATGAGTCGCTTGTTTCGGACTCGGGCGCCTTCGTGCTCGCCGAGACTGCGCTCTGCATGCACTGCTGGGGACAGAACCCAGTGGTCACTGCCAAGCTCCAGCTCAACGGACAAGACCGCTTCTCGGAGCGTGAAGGAACCTACTTCGATTTGGTTCAGCCGTACCAACACCACACGCGCTCGCCGGACACTGGTATCAACGTTTACTCGTTTGCACTCCGCCCGGAGGAGCACCAGCCGAGCGGTACCTGCAACTTCTCGCGTATTGACAATGCCACCCTTCAGCTTGTCCTTTCCAACGACACAGTCGGAGGAGATGACACTGCTAAGGTTCGCGTGTACGCGACCAACTACAATGTGCTCCGCGTGATGAGCGGGATGGGCGGGCTTGCCTACTCCAACTAAATATATTTTATGGTTTATTTTTTTTTAAAGTATGATGCAACATTTAATCTTCATACTTTATATATGACCGAAGGTAGTAATATGATATTGACAATTGTCTTACTGACCCTTTTTATTTATGTCCTCTTCTCACACAAAACACCCTCTAGCAATATTGTCGTTCTCCGTCCGCCCGGTACAGGATATCGTCCGCGAGTAGGACCCGGCGCTGGGTGGCGACCGGGCTTTAGACGTAGGCATCACCGCTGAGAAATAATTTCTAACTAACTTATATATTATGAATGCAATATTAGGCTTCGCACTCTTTTTTAGTATTATTGCTGCATTATTTGATACATATTACTATACAAAAAGAAAATGGCAGGCACACCAAGCAGGAAGTACAGGTGATATGCGAATATTAGGACAACGTATCTATGTTCGCAAGCCCCGCGAATTACTTGTTATGATACTTGTTGTTTTTATCATCCTTTCTATTTTTTTCTCTAGATAATTATTATATGAACATCAATCATATTGTCATTATCCTATTAGTAGTTATTTTATTATTTATGACTTTCTCACCTAGACCCAAATACTATACCTTTCGCCGCAGCCCATACAGAGAATGCGAATATGGAGAGATGGGGTGCGGTCCCGATTCTTGGGCACCACGTCGCCCACATCGTCCTTCACGACATGGAGGGTCAAAATGGAATAAAGAAGTAAAGCACCGGACACAACAACGACGAGGCGATGAGCGTCGCCAGCGGCGCTCAAATAGTCGCCATAGGAAACGCGAACCTTTAGTCGAAGGACTTACTGGACCCGGTTCCGGTGTTGCAGAAAGTAGTGACGCCTTTAACCCAAGCTGTCCACCTCCCACAGTTCAACCACAAGCAACAACCGCTGGCGGGGCAGGGGAAGGACCACCATATCTCTCATATGATTGTTTAGATGATATGTGCACACAAGTGCCACGTGCAACAGGAACGTACTGGACTAAGGATTGTGACGGCAACTGCGCCCCACCACCGCCGGTATACTACCCCGGGTATCCTCCGAATGACGGATACCCATCACGCGGCGCAGGACCTGACGCAACTGCCGGACCACTATATTGCCCCACTTAAATTTATAGTATTAGCGCGTTAGTATTAGCTAATTTTCCGTTACATTCTTCAAGATGAAAATAATATTAAAAATTGATTTAAAAAAAAAATAGTTACTTATATCAAAGATGCAGATTTTCGTGAAGACACTTACAGGCAAGACAATTACTCTGGAGGTCGAGTCCTCAGACACCATTGAAAACATTAAGACAAAGATTCAGGATAAGGAGGGTATTCCTCCTGATCAGCAACGTCTTATCTTTGCTGGCAAGCAACTTGAGGATGGACGCACACTAAGCGACTATAACATTCAGAAGGAGTCAACACTCCATTTGGTTCTTCGCCTTAGGGGGGGATGTTATTTAAAATTGATTTAAATGATGAGAAACTAGATATTAACAATGGACGACAATCTACCACAACTCCCCGACGAATTAATAAGACACATAATTCAATATGCCCGACCTATATATCCGTATATGTGGGGATTAAATATCTTTAATGAGTGGAAGAAGAGTTTAGATGGGTGGTCGCCGCCGGGTGCCGGTTGTTCTTATTATATTGCGAGAATTCATATTCCCAATGCCTTCGTGGGGGATGTTAAATAATATTTTAATAAAATTTTTATAAATATTATTTATGTTTTAATGTTAAACGCCGGCGGTACCTTTTTTTACGCGTTCCACGTCGACGTCGTCGCTTCCGTCGTTTTGTTTTTAATGTTCGTCCAGTCATATAAGATTGTTTAGTTGCCTTTTGACATATTCCTATCGCACCCGATAATCTATACTTCTTCTTTAACCTATGTACACATCTATAAACACGCGTATTTTGTGGCATATACTATATCCTAATACTTTTTTCTGCGCGTTTTGCGGCTCGCACGTCGTCGTCGACGCCGGCGCGTTTTTTTACGTTTTCGTCGCCTTTTGTGCTTTGTTCTATATCTTCTACTACGTTTGCGACGCCCGCCCCCACCGTACCCGCCGCCGCCGCCGCCGCCGGCGGCGGTCAAGTTAACAGGTATAGTTGCAATAACAAGCCCGTGCTGTGCCAGATCGACTAGGTGCTGCAAGAATGCCATACGATGCACCGGAAAGTTCAAATTAAGGAGCTGCGCGCCGTGGAAGGGCGCAGCGCCGTCGGCGGCACGCTGTTCGACGCCGACCCCAACGAGTGTGACGCCGACGAGGGCGGCCGCGGCGGCGGCGCGGGGGGCGCCGGCGGCGGCGGCGGCGGCCGCGGTCCGATCGACTCGAAGGCGTACAGCAGGCTTTATATCATGGGAACTAAAAAAGCTATCCGTGGGTTTTAAACGTCCCCGTATGTATGGTGTCTCAGCACTTTTGACAATAGAATCGAAAAAAGAAGGAATCGCATACCGCTGGTGCCCGACGGAAAAAGTGTAGGGGCTCCCCATTGAATAAAGTCCGGCGGACCCGTCAGGCTCCCCCATTTGTAGCCACTTAACCCCTTTCATAAGATAATATGGTGCAACGATTTTCTTACTCACTGGTAAGTGGATTTCTAAAGAGGGCGCCGGGGTGCCGGGGGGGGCGTCGGCTGCGGCCGCGGCGGCGGCGAAGGGGTCGGCTTGGTTCGCCTGTGAGAAGAGCGCCGCGAGCCCGCGCTTGGACACCTCTGACTGCCTCGGGCACGTGCCCGGACACCCCTGCCCGAACAGCAGCTCGCCCGCTCGTGAAGCCGCGGCGGCGCCCGCCGTGAGCGCGCAGCCTTGGTTCAAAGCATCTATTTGGAACGCCTGCGCGAGCTCTTTTTCGACCGCCAATTTGGTCGAAGACTTACCTTGGTTGTGCAGCTTGGTCCTTCTTTGTTTAACTTCGTCGGCCCAATTCAGACTCGCGGCTTCCTTGTTCGCTTTCCACATTAATTTTGTTAATGCCTTCGCAGTGCCAGAATCGACGATGCTGTTGGCCGCCCTCGCCTTCTGGCGGCGCACCGAAAGTTTATTAAGGATTTCTTGCCACCAGCCCTCCCAAATGTTATCCTGCAGCTGGCGCATCCAGGTGTCAAGCTGCGACCAGAGTATGCCGGATGGGAGCGAGCATCCCGTTGTTCCTGTTAATAAAACTTCGTCATTCTTTAATTTAATAGAAAGAAAAAATTTGTCGGTTAATTGCGACCCTTTTAGATGATATACGCCGCCGCCGCCGCCCACCCACTGCAAGCTACCGACATTGGGCACGCTGCCGTCCGCGCGCATGCCCTCGGCTTCCAGTACCCGCCGGATGTTGTTCGCGCGCCACCGCGCGAGCCCCCGCGGGTCCCCCCGCAGTAATGCAAAGATCACATGCACCCATTGGGGGTTCTCACGGAAGGTCGCACTACCATCAGCAGGCCACCACCGCCCTTGCCGCCGTTCCTTCGTGTACGCGCTAGTCTTAGTGGAAAATAATACAAGAACAGCAGCAACTTGTCCAAAATCCGCGCCGGCACTCACTTTCACCTCTATCGGCGCGAGGAAGACCTCGGTCTGCCCCAGGAGGGGCGGCTGAGCGACGACCGCGAGCTGTCCGCCGGCGGCGGCGGCGGGGGCGACGGGGGCGACGGGGGCGACGGCGGGAAGGGCGCGGAGCAACGCTCCAGCGGCGGCTTTCCTGAGGGTGCCCTGGTGTCTAACAACACCGCGGACTACTATATCGGGTGTTGCGGACCCGGCGCCTGCCGGTGGCGGAACGACAAGGGCGGTGAGTTCCGGCGGCAGCGTGAGACTGGCGATAGCGTCGCGAAAGCAGGCGGCGATTTGGGTTTCATATAAATATCCTTTTAGGGGTCCACTGGCGACTTTAAATCCGATGTTAAACGGCGACGGCCCCCCCCGCTGCTGCGGGGGGAGCGCAGCCGTCGCCGCAAAAAGCTGATAGTCCTTGGGGTTCAGTGTGAAAGCTGCCATATATATATATATCTATTAAAAATTAATTTGACTAAATACCAAACAACCGGTTCATATTCTCCACCTCCGGTTTATGAACAGCAGGCATCAGAAGTTTATCAATCATCGTATCATCTCTCAATCGAATACTATAATCTTGAATAGCATTCGATCGACCAACACGACCAAACGCTTGAATAATCTTTTCCTGTGTGATATTTCCCAAATCTTTCCCCAAATAACCATGGCAAAATTGGTAGTTTGTTCCATAAATGAAATCAGATGACGCAATTATCAAATATAATCTCTGCGTAGCTGCCAATTTCTTCATAATTTCACTATACATCACACAATCATGATCCTTAAACACACCAATACCCATCAATAATAAAATCTTCCAGATATCCTGAATCGGTAGCGATACAATCCTCTCCACGTCCTCTTCACAAATATCACTCGTAAAGGCTCGCGATTTTGCTGTATCATGCCCATACTTATTCAAATGCAAGAAACTATTTGGAACATAATGTTTGTCTAACTGAATCGTCTTTATTTGCAAATATAATCCCTCCAGTTCCTTATTTTCTTCCTTTTTCTCTTTCCCTTTTCCTTCATTATCAGCCTCCTCTTGCTGTTGCAATGTTCGGATTTGTTTCTGCAATTTATCATTTATCTTCAGATTCTTAAGGATCTTTTCTAATTCTATCGCAGGAATATTTGCCGTCTGCAAACAAAATTTTCCAATCTTTTCCACATCGTTTACTAAAAATATTGAAGGACCATCAGTCAGCGTATACGCATCCTTCGTTGTAACATATATACTTGATTCTAACGCTTTCTTATTCTCACCCTGAAAATAATTATAAATATTCGCATAATGTTCCTCTACTTTCAAAAGCAACAGCAGATAGTATTCCTTCAAAGCAAAGACATTTATATCTAAGGGATTCTCAAAATACTTATCCATCAAAAATCTCGCTTTCACTAGTTTATGTTTATTCACATATAAGATAAATTTAACAATATGAGCTAAATTAAAGTGTCTGAGTATTGTTTTATATGCTTGGAGATGCCCAACACATGCTGTAATATCAGCGAAACTCTCATAATGTAAGTGAGGAAGTATATAATATCCTTTACTATCCACAATCGGAATTGTCTTCTTACAATCATAGCTAGAGATAGCATACAGACTAGCATTCATAAATCTCACCTTATGACTCTGAATACAAGGACGAATAGAGTTAGCAGATGGTAGGGTGGCAGATGATAATACAATATTGGGAATTTTATTTTGCACCCAGTTCCTTTTTAATAGTTCATGGTATTTATGTTCTTTATAGTCAAGTGTAATGGTCGGTTCATCCCAATACCAGATAATATCCTTCGCCTTATTAAAGGCCAACATATAGTGCATAGCAGGCAGATATGATTGAACATCCGAAATAATGATTTGTACTTTATCACCTACCGAGTTATCAACACGAAATATCCCCCCCGTTCGCCGGTTTCTAACATAATCCTTCACTGCATAATAATGCAGCCGAATATCACTCGCATCACCACAACCAAAAGCAATCGCTATCGGTAAATTCATAGAAACACACGATTTCGCCAATTGTAATCCTACATGTTTCGCAGCACACACAAATATTAACTTATGATTTTCAGAGAGACCAATAGGCGAAATAGTCTTGCCAGTTCCCGTAGGCGCCTGATACAACACTATTTTGGGATCAGGATCTTTGCAATGCGTAAAAAGTTGTTTCTGATGAGTATATAGCCTCATATCCGCCCATTTACTCAAGGTATCATTTCGCTCCATATATTTGGTAGCATTCCTGATAATATGTTTGCTCGTAATATCTTCTGCCAAGTGCGCAAGTACTAGATTAATAAACTCAACCACATATGTATTGAGGTGATCAATACTATTCTTCATTAACTGGTGCAATGTATAGTAATATAGAGGTTTACGTTTTTTACCCAATTTTTTTACTATACCAAGCAATATAAATTCATAGATCTTCTCTTTAATTGTTGCCAACTTTGTACTGCTATTTTCTATCCTAATTTTATCGGCTGTTTTCAGCTTTACCTTTGATAATTTCTTATCCAGCGATAATCTAGGAAAATTATATTTCTTGGTCAAGCTATCAATTAACGTTTTAAAATACAGAGTGTAGAAATATGCATGATAAAGTTTAAAGTTTTTAGTAATTTTCATAAACATAAGCAAACTTAATGCATCATTTCGCTTAATATTAACTTCATTATAACCATTTTTTACCAATTGAAGAATTTCCTTCTCCAACGCCGGCAGCGGAACTTCTATCGCTTCCCATTCTGCTTTGCTTAGTTTTTTCTGTGTTAGATCCATTTCTTACCTAATACAAGTATAATAATAATTAAAATCAATTTTAAATAGGTATTATTATATATTTAAAGTCTTGGCTGATTATAGTAGAAATGGTAAAAATATTTAGCATCGAGGGTAATATTGGCTCAGGCAAGTCTACGTTGGTGAAAATACTACAAGAAAAGTGTCCACATTTTATTTATATGCTCGAGCCTGTAGATGAATGGGCAGAAATTAAAGATAGCACCGGAGAGAATATATTAACCAAATTTTATCGGGATCAAGAAAAATATTCATTTTCATTTCAAATGATGGCGTATATCTCTCGTTTAGCCAAACTAAAACGACTCGTTCAAAGACACCCAAATTCTACTATAATTACAGAGAGAAGTGTATTGACCGATAAGAATGTTTTTGCCAAAATGCTTTACGATGATAATAAGATTGAAGAAGTAAATTATCTAATATATTTAAAATGGTTTCATGAATTCATCGAGGATGTACCAATTACTGGTTACATTTATGTCAATGTTACTCCTGAAATAAGTTATAAACGTGTATTAAAGAGAAATCGACAAGGAGAAGACATACCTCTCTCCTATCTTGTGACATGCAATACATATCATCTCAATTGGCTCAAAGGAGAGAAAAATGTATTAATGCTAGACGCAAAGGGTGATTTTGAGGAAGATTCTGTTATTCAGATTAAAATGGTAAATAAAATTAAAGAGTTTGCGATAGAAGAGCCGAAGAATCTGCTATATACATATCAACATGCTTCCCATTGTTGATATTAAAGATAATAGTATTAATATTAATAATGTCCGTTGCAGTTATCTTTACTGGTCAATATAGATGTTTTGATAAGACATCTAAAAATATAAAAGATTTTCTCCTCATGCCAAATAATGCAAAGGCATTTGTATATTGTGAAACTTCTCGCTCACAACAAGATTTAAAACAAGATTTGGAGAGAAAATGGGGCGGCGAAACAATTGCGGCGTGCGCCGTATATAGAGAACGCCCCGCCGAATTTCATAATATTTATAAACACTTGGTAGCCACAAAGCCTGCTATTCAACCATGTAAATTTGCTCGAGTAGGTTTTGGACAATCGTATTTGTGGAATGGTGGCAGTATTCTTGAATATTATCAATATATGAAAGCATTTGATCTTCTCTCCGAATATGAAAAGAAAATAGGAGAGAAATTTGATATTATCGTCCGAAGTAGACTAGACATTGTTTATGGGGAGCCGCTCAACCTATCGCCTTTTTTTAGTTGCATAGATCCTCAAATCATGGAGAGAATAGCAGATCCAGCAAAGTATATAATGAATCTAGGTAACGAAACAATGGCAAAATATAACAGAGGTAATCCTGTACATTATGGACATGTATGCGATCTATCAGGGATAAAGTTTGATTACCCGAGAGAAATACTGGACCATATCCAAGAGGCGTCATATATATGGACGTTGGGGATAAATCAAGTATGGATAGGAAGGAGAGATACAATGGCCAAACTTCATAAGTTAATATATTCTTATGGAGATTATGATATAGGATTTAAGGATGGTTTCAATTCTGAAACACAATTTACTCAATTCTGTAAAGCACATAATATTAAACATTTTATGTATTCAAGTAGCATTGACGCCAAATATAGTCCATTTTATGGCGACCAACAATATAATCGTTCTCTCTATCAATGTTTACAATCAGAGAATATGCCGAGAGAAGTGATTTATGCTATTCTGCGTTAGTTAAAAGATTAAAATTAGATATTTTAGGGGCAGCTTTGAATTTAAGAATATCTAATTCTCTGATCGTTGTGGGAAATGCCTCAAAACCATAAATATCTTGCAAACAAAGCCATTCAAATAATCCCCCCGGATATATGAAAATTTTCATAAAACCCAATTTTATTAGCTGTTTGTATTTGTTAATTATTCTCTCATCATTTGTATTTCGCCCATAAATGATGACACGTAATTGTTTATTTTTTAAATTTTTATTAATTATATCTATCTCTTGCTCTATCGCAATCGTTCCTTGTATTAAACATGTTTGATTACTTTTGTCTAATGTATTAATTAATAAATAGGGTCTCTGTCCTTTTATAATCCATTGTATATCTTCAAAATTTACCTTATTGATAGTCGTTGTATTTCCCATTTTAAAAAGTTCTACTATAAAATCCATTATAATAAAAAATATTTAATTTAACATAATTAAACTAAGTCGCATATTGTCGTGTCCAAAATCGGGCTATCGTCTCAAACTCTTTTATGTCTTTTCGATAAACATCTGCAATAGCAATTACTAAAGGGTCGTCAGGATTTGGATCTGTCAATAATGAGCATATTGATAGCAGTACTTTACTGATTGTAAGTGCCGGTGACCATCTATCCTTGAGTATGTCTAGGCATATATTTCCTCGGGAGTCAATATTAGGGTGGTATATTCTTGTTCGAAATGTAATTTTTGGCGAACTGAATGGATAATCCTTAGGAAATATTATATCCAAGGAGAATATCCCGCCTTCATATGCCGATTCAGTAGGACCCATTAATGTCGCTTTCCATATAAACAGGTCATCTCCTGCAGGACCTGCACTACAATTGGACGGAGGATCACTTTGGAACTCTTTTAATTCAATGCTAATTCTTTTTAGAGCCATTTATAATATAGTATAGTCTTTTTTCTAAATTTTTTCTGAGTAAATTATAAGATGCCTCATTCAAAAACTAAAAAGATACGTCAAAGGGCTGCGCAAAAGGGAAAGCGAGGGAAAATCCGGCCGCGCATGTCGGCACCTACTCGTCGTTTAACTATTCGCCGAACACCTCGTAAGTTGCAACAGCGTCGAGGACAATTACCTCCTCCACCATTACAAGTAGGTCCCTCGGTAGAAACCACGCGAAGATTTTTACAAATAGCAAATCATCACGCAATACATGGTAATTATGCAAAGAGTGCCGCTGCCTTTGCTACCGCAACTGCATCAGCAGGCGCTTTAGTCGCTCAGCACCCACACGCAACCAGAGCTCCAATGGTTCCCCCAAAACACGATCATCTATCAGGACCAGGTGCAAATATATTTCCAGGATACTTTAAATGGCAGACATACACACAAGAACGTCAAATCCCAAAGCTTTCAAGAAAGGAAAAGCGGAAAGAAAATCGCCGGCTTAGACAAGCGGCCAAAAAGAATACACAGCGCACTAGACGCCGACACAAGCGTCAACAAGAGACGATTCGACGCATTATTGCCTCCAGCAGACATTCGAGAAATCCAGCAATGGGAAGACTTAACTATCGACGTGGTAGACGCAACAATAAAACTCGGAGAGTATCTCGCAATTAGTTAAACGTAACAATAATCTCCACTTGTTCCTTTTTAATACTCTTTGACGCAGAAATAGATAACTCTTCTCTCTTTTTCCGCGTTTTTTTATTACTCTTCTCTTTGCGTTTTGATGTACTATTACGCCTATTCATATCCTTTTCAATTGTCTCGAAATTATTCTCTAAATATGTTAAGATTTCATTTTCCAATACCCACTTGAAAAAATTTAATTGTCCAATCGTCGTTTGAATATAATTATCATCATCATAAGGAATCGTAATCCTCTCCCAACGACAAAAGGGATCAAAACGTTTCTTAGAATACGCCTTTAATTTTAATTTATAATCTACATACACCTTAAAACGTCGCGTTGAACATTTCTCCTTTATGTTATATACAATAAAATTTTTCTTTGCATAATTCGTAACAAACCAATCGATGAGACGCAATGACATCTGACCCTCACCATTAATTATAGGTAAAATTACATCTAAATAATTATTGTCTTTATAAAATTTTATTAGTTTTTGAAGAAGCAATGAATTCTGTGTTGTGTATGCGCTTGTGTTTGACATATAGTTTATTTCCTTTAATGTTGTTTAAATGCTTATTTATTTAATTATTCTTGGTTACTATCTTTTGGTCGTAGAAAATCATCTTGTACTTTGATATCTTCGACATAGTTGTTTTTAATATGGAAGGGATTAATATTTCCTTTTGTCATAAGGCGCCGAGCTGCTATTTTATTATAACTTAGTTCACGCTTATTTTGTTTAATGAATTTCTCTTCTTCTTCTTCTTTTTCTTCCTGAATATCTTCTTTTACTATTTTTGGACTTTTAAGTAAAGATTCACCGGGTTTGCTCCATGTCCAATTAATAATATGATCTCCCATATTATCCTCTTTGTTTTAATATTTGCATTATTAACTCATTGTTGTTTTATTATCCGCATTTGTTTAGAATATAAAAATTTCTTCTTATTTTGCGTTCTACGTTGAAGATTGCATTGCAAACAACTCACAACAACATTTTGTGTATTATGTCCCAAACTATTGTCTATTCTATCCAATGTCCACTGATATGGTTCTCTCGAACACTTATAGAATATTTGTACTCGATGTCGGCAATAATGACACTTCATCCGGGAGGAAACGAGTAATGCTGTCAGTTGCTCATAAGTGATAAAGCTTGTAGCATCATATTTATTTTTCTTTTTATCTTGTGCTTGATAACTTGTCCGTTTTCGTCTTATTCCTTGTTGCAACTCTTTCTTCCCCTCAAACGCAATATCCATGAAAATTTTATTTACTAATATGTCCGGGGATATTTTTGAAAGGGCAGCAAAATCTGCATTATATCCCTTTCTTTCTTGCATAGGAGCACTCCGAATATTAATTATTTTATTATTCATATAAAATAATTATATTTATTGATAATTGTATTAACGCCGCTTTTTCTTTTTAGAAATAGGCTCAAATTCTACACGGATTGTTTCAAGTTTCAAGGGCTTCAATATCCAGCTAGCGAGTTTTTCAATATTTCTAATTTGATGTTCGAGAATGAACTTCTCCAAGTATATGAAGCCGACAGCTAGCGCACCCCCGACTCCAATTGCTGCGGCTGTTGCCTTTCTATGAGGGTCACCATGCAGTTTGGAGCCATCATCCACATGCTCGGCAAAATAATTAAAGGTCTTCTCCATCCAGCTTCTGATAATCGTATTGGGTACAAGATAAGTAACTAAGAGCATTACCATAGCCACCGACCAGCCATGCGGAATACTCTTAGTTCTGTATACGCGATGTGCCACCACAAGGGTAACGCCAAGCAATGCAAAATAATTAACCATCAATTGCGAATAATAAGCAATCGGACCTTGATCAGTCATACGATATAAATAGGAGAACATGCCTGTTCCTAATATACCCCCCCGGAAAGCCAGTACTGTCGCCATAAGATCAAGATTTGTTACCCAAACCTCAATCAATTCAATCCACCCCCGCTGGGCAAACCACCATGGTAAAATAATGGCAAATACCAAGAGAAACAGAACTGTGCCAAAAATATATTTGGCTCCATTCAAAAGCATAGGTGCTGAAATTGATTCAGCGTCATCCATTGTAGCTTCCAAAGGAAAATCACAATGATCCCAACGCTTTCCAGAACCCGAATCATCATAATAACCACAATTTTCTTCATCGACTTCACACCATAATGTTTTGTCCAGATCATCACACTCTTTGGCAAGAGCCGACTTGCGCTGCTTAACTGGACATTTTGGATCCGTGTTGGATCCAAAAACACAGCCTTTATAAGTTTTACCTTTTACTTTATATTCTCCCTTACAGGTACAATTATGAATAGTCTTAATTTTTTCCATTATATAAATATAAAATATAATTAATATAAAATTAAGACAATATATTATGTAATGACTGAAGAATGCGTGGAACTTAAAAATATCAAATATCAAACAATGCTTCTAAATAAAAATGCATCGAATAAGCCAACAGCCCAAGATAATATTACCGATGTTTCTGAATTCTTAAAAAGGGAGCAAGGCCGTGATAAACATCTACCATGGACTAAATTAGAAAAAGCTACCAAACTCAAAAAATTGTCCGCGTTCTCAACAACATTTCCCGCTAAATATAATCCCACACTTAAAGAATATTTATTTCAATGTCTAGAGAGAAAGAAATTACAACGTAAAAAGGATGTTGTTTATAGTATCAGTGAAGGTAAAATTAAATCTATTAATGGTCTTACATTAAACAAGGCAAAAGGACGATACACACTTAAACGCGCTGGTAAGGGCTCGACCCTAAAATGTCTAGCTCCAAAGCGTCAGCGAAAACAACGAAAAGCTAAAACAGCAAAAGCAGATAAGAGTGACCGGCAGAAAATAAAATAACCGAATTTAAATTGATAAAGGTTTTAAAGAATAAGTTTTATATATTTCACATGAATGAGTCGTTAAAAAGAGTGACTGATACATCTGAGACAATATTGCACGCTATAGATGCATATTTGGAGGCAAATATACATATATATATTTATCCTAATTTTCTGGACAGAATATTCAATAATGTCGCAGATTTAATGATGATCACGCTAGAGGGGACTCCTGATTTTGATGAGACGGCATTAATATCTTTGGTATTAGAAAATATTCAGTATTACCTTTCAACAATAGGTATACCGCGTTCATATAAGATGTCAATCATTTTAGGTTCAGTAGATGAAGATGCCATTACAATCCAATTAGATAAGTTGCGAAACATCGTCCAACCCGCGCAGAAATCTCCTGAATGGCACAAGCTCCGTCACACGATGCTAACTGCTAGTTCAATTTGGCAGGCAATTGATTCACAATCAGCACAAAATCGTCTTATATATAAAAAATGCGCTCCGCTTAATATGGGCAAATGCTTCAATGTTAATATTTCTTCACCAATGCATTGGGGGCAAAAATATGAACCAATCTCACAGCGTTTTTATGAACATATGTATTCTACAGAGCTAGAAGAATTCGGCTGTATACAACATCAAACCTATCCAGAAGTCGGTGCATCCCCAGACGGAATTAATAACAAAAAAGGTAACCCACGTTATGGCCGACTTGTTGAAATAAAAAATATTGTAAGTCGCGAAATTACAGGTATTCCTAAAAAGGAATATTGGGTACAAATGCAAATGCAAATGGAAGTAATGAATTTGGATGAATGCGATTTTCTCGAAACACGTTTTAAGGAGTATGATTCTGAGGAAGAATTTTTGAAGGAAGAAGGGTTTGATAATTGTGAAAAATTTAAAGGGGTTATTATACAATTTAGTGCACAAGGCGGTCCTATCTATAAGTATTCTCCTTTCTTGGCAGATAAAGAAGTTATTGATGCATGGATTTCAAAGTCTTTAGACGAGAATGAGACAATGACATGGATTAAAAATATTTATTGGTCACTTGAAGAATATTCGTGCGTGCTTGTAACTCGGAATAGAAAATGGTTTGCAGCTGCACTACCTCAATTTAAGAAAATTTGGAAAACAATTTTATATGAGCGAATCAATGGATTTACTCATAGAAAAGCAAAGAGCAGACAAAAATCAAAAAAAACAGAAAATATTATTCTAAAAATTCGTACCGAATCTTTTGATCATGCAGATATCAGTCCTCAGGCGGTCTGCCTGCCATAGATACATAGTAGTTTACTCGTGTTCCTTTCTTGGGAGATATGGCAGGCGCCGGCGACATTCGGGGTTTTTTTATATTTATTTTTGAGTAGAGACCGCCGCACATTTCAGGCAGTAATGTGGTACCATTACACGGACTTCTCCAATATTCTTTATTATTTGTGACTTGTGCATAGGAAGACATAGGTGTTTGGGGATATAATTTCCATTCAGTCGAATATCGCTCATTTGATAATCCCGGGGCACAATGACCTTTTGGCATCATTGGACGATCGCCAAAAGGAGGTGATAAAGCTACCTCAGAAACCGCCTCTGGAAATAAAGCGCCAGAAATAAATGTTTCTTTTGTTTTATACACTGACCCTAATACGCCTAAAATAAGAATTAGTACTACCACACTACCACTACACTCTTTGATACTTTTAATAGAAAATAAATTCATTATATAATCGAAATATATTATTTTTTATCATAATATATTTAAAATTATCTGATATATAATACTAATGGATCTCGAGATGTCAGTCATTAAACGCAATGGTCAAAAGGAAATTATTTCTTTTGATAAAATCTTAAAGCGTGTTAAGAATCTTGGTCGCGTCGACTCTAGGTGGACCTTCTCTGCCGTGCTCCGCGTTAACTATACAACTTTGGCAATGAAAATTATAGATCGCTTATATCATGAGATTAAAACAACCGAGATTGATGAATTGACAGCCCAACAATGCGCTTCTTTGGCAACTGAACATCCAGATTATGATATTTTAGCAAGTAGAGTGCTAATTTCAAATCATCAGAAAAGTACTCTATCCACATTTACACAGATTGTCTCCAACCTTTATAATTATAGAGATATACATGATAAGCATACTCCGCTTATTAGCGAAAAAATGTACGAAATTGTTTGTAATAAGAGCGAAGAAATAGAAAGTTTTTTTGACTATGATCGGGATTTTCTAATTGATTATTTCGGATTTAAAACCCTTGAGCGCGCTTATTTGATGAAAATTAACGGGATCATCGTAGAACGCCCACAACATATGTGGATGAGAGTTGCAATAGGCATTCATGGATGCAATCTAGAAAAAGTAAAGATAACTTACGATCTAATGTCTAATAAATTTTTTACCCATGCAACCCCTACACTCTTTAATGCAGGCACACCTCGCCCCCAATGTAGTTCTTGTTATCTTATAGCAATGGCAGATGATAGCATTGAGGGAATTTATAGTACATTGATGGATTGTGCGAAGATATCGAAGTGGGCGGGGGGAATCGGTATGCATATTCATAATATTCGTGGGCGCGGAAGTCATATTCGCGGAACAAATGGTAATAGTAATGGTATTGTGCCCATGTTACGGGTATATAATAATACTGCGCGTTATGTAGATCAGGGCGGCGGGCGGCGGAGTGGCAGTTTCGCAATTTATTTAGAACCATGGCATACTGACATTCAACATTTTTTGGAGATGAAAAAAAATCATGGCGATGAAGAAGCGCGAGCACGCGATTTATTTTATGCCCTTTGGATACCTGATCTGTTTATGAAGAGAGTAGAAGAAAATGCTGAATGGACACTTATGTGCCCAGATCAATGCCCCAGACTTGCAGATTGTTATGGCGATGATTTTGAACAACTATACAAAAAATATGAATCCGAAGGAAAAGGAACCAAGAAAATTAGCGCGCGAACACTCTGGTTCAAGATTCTTGATAGTCAAATAGAAACAGGTACACCCTATATGTTGTATAAGGATGCGTGTAATAAAAAATCAAATCAGAAAAATTTGGGAACCATTAAGAGCTCAAATTTATGTACAGAAATTATAGAATATTCAAATAAAGATGAAACAGCAGTATGTAATTTGGCCAGTTTAGGGCTCCCTATGTTTGTTAGCGACGACAAGATCTTTGATTATGAAAAATTGCATGAAGTTACAAAAATTGTAACTGAAAATTTAAATAAGGTAATAGATATAAACTTTTATCCTACTTCGAAAACGCGCCGCAGTAATTATTTACATCGCCCTATTGGAATTGGTGTGCAAGGATTGGCAGATGTATTTGCTAAAATGGATATCGCATTTCATTCAGATGCCGCAAAACAAATCAATATTAAAATTTTTGAAACATTATATCATGCTGCAGTTGAAAAGAGTTGCGAGCTTTCAGCAGAGCGCAGTGAAGCTATAAAACGACTTTTATCTACATATAATAAAATGTGGCGCTTTTTAGATAATACCCCATCATGTAGGCGGTGTGTTATTGAGAAGGGACTGAGAGATGTTGATGGCTATAATATTATGATGGAAGATTTGAAAAAAGTTCAGCCCGTCCTGAATGAAATTCTGCAGTGTAGAGATCACATCCATACCTTTCCTAATTGTGCAGGAACCTATAGTAGTTTTGTAGGCTCCCCAGCAAGCCACGGCTTTTTGCAATTTGACTTATGGAATGTTCAACCAAATAGTCGCTATGATTGGCACGCTTTAAAAAGAAAGATCAAGCAACATGGGATGCGAAATTCTTTATTAATGGCGCCAATGCCTACCGCTTCTACCAGTCAAATTCTAGGTAATAATGAATGTTTTGAACCATTTACTAGTAATATATATACGCGTCGCACATTAGCTGGTGAATTTATACGGATAAATAAATACCTTATCGCAGAATTGGCCGCTCTTGGATTATGGAATGAAGATATTAAGAATAGTATTATTGAACACAAGGGTAGTATTCAACAGCTCGACATTATTCCCCAAAAGATTCGTCATAAATTCAAGATCGTATGGGAAATACCTATGAAATTTATTATTGAAATGTCACGGGATCGTGGAGCTTTCATTTGTCAAAGCCAAAGTCTTAATCTATGGATGAAAGATCCTAATTATAAAAGTCTTACCGCTATGCATTTTTTCTCTTGGAAACAAGGATTAAAAACAGGATTGTATTACCTCCGCTCACGCGCAAAAGCATCGCCTCAACAATTTACTATTGCACCCAAGAAAAATAATGTTGAAGAAAATAATGATCCACCACAATGCGATATGTGTTCAGGTTAACAAATTTATATCGATCTAGATATAAATGACATCCACAATCAAAACACAGAATAGTAGCATTGTTATCGCGGGATGTGCACAGAATGTAGATAAGTATTTGAAATACACATTCAATAATATATATAAGATAACACCTCTCTTTTGTAAATATAAAATAATTGTATTTGAAAATGGATCAAGTGATAGTACATATCATACATTGGAAAAATATGCGAAGAAAGATTCACATATTATATTAATATCAAAGAAAGATATACCTGTTCGCAAAGAACTCCACCCTCAACGAGTCGCCTATTGCCGCAATTGTCTTTTATCTAATATTGCAAAATATTGCCTCGATTATGATTATTTGGTTATGATGGATATGGATGATGTTTGTGCGACCCCTATTAATATTAGCAATTTTTTGAGCGTTTTTAATAATCCAATATGGGACGCGGTAAGTTTCAACCGACCGGTATATTATGATATTTGGGCACTGCGCTTCGGCGCCTTCACACGAAATTGTTGGAATTTAAAAACATATAAAGAATGCGTGCGGTATATCACGCAAATACGGCAACATATTATGAATAAATTAAAACATATAAATATGTTTCCCGTAGAATCCGCATTCTGCGGGTTTGCAATCTATAAACTTGACAAAATCATAGGTTGCCGCTATGATGGTATTAATAGAGAGAAATTCCGCGGATTGCGGTTTTTGGAAGATTGTGAACATGTCGCATTTCACAATCAAATGAGAGAAAAACATAATGCAGAAATTTATATTTGCTCTAAAAAACTTTTTGACTATCCATATGAATAAGTGATTTACACCCGTACTAAAATTGATTTACAACTTTTTAGAAAAAGTTATGCAAATGCAAAAACCAGAAGTCATAAGATCTCTTTATAGTGACCAGTTCAAAATATTAGATGCAATATTGAAACTACATCTTGAAGAAAATACATTCGATGTAGATTTAACATATGGAAACGGGGGGTTTTATAAAAAAGGTATTTCTCAACCAACCCATCGTTTTGATATTGATGACACACTCACAAATATTACAAAAGCATGTAATTCTAATGATACTGGATTAAATACAGCTTCAGTAAATAGTATTGTTTTTGATCCTCCTTTCCTTACTTATATTAAAAAACAACGAATCGGCAATTCATCAATGGTTATGGCAAAACGTTTTTCAGGATATTGGTCTTCCGATGAACTCGCCGATCATTATAAATCTAGCATCAAAGAAGCCGCGCGCATTCTTAAACATAAGGGAATCTTGGTTATCAAATGTCAAGATATTGTTCATAATCACAAATTATTCTGCACACACGCCCATATCCTTAACTGGAGTAGTGAGTTTTTTAGATTAAAAGATTTATTTATACAAGCTGCAACACATCGTATGCCTGCACCCAATCGTAAAGGTACACAAAAACATGCGAGAGTATTTCATTCTTATTGGATCGTTCTTCAGCGATGGGCTAAATAAATTTACTTCTACCCCTCATTTTTTAATATATTTCCACTCATATCCTGATGCATCAATGCCATAAAATAATCTCGGAATACCGGATTCAAAGTATAAATATCTTCATTCATTATCATCTTATAGAAACACCGAAAGCAAACAAGAACATCTATGAGTGAATTATGCAGATTCTCGGGTTTCTCGGCAAATAGCGTATCATATAGTTCAATCAGTTTGGGAGACTTGGCTTGCGTCTTCCCATTCCATCTATTAATACGCGTCAACTTACAGATAGGAGTACCATATTCCATCGTACAAAACTCTATATTACGTTTATTCGCAAATATATTTGGACAATTATTTCTATGCAATTCAACGCGAATGATCGTCTTATCAAAATTTAAATTATGAGCTACTATAAAAGCCGCAGACCTAAAATCACTTATAAAGTTCTCAAGTACATATTTGATATCTATACCATCTTTACGCATTCTCTCAGTTGTAATTCCATGAATCTTTGTTGATTGCTCAGGAATCGACATTCCTTCAGGCAATCTAACAATATAATCTTTGACACTAACTATTGTTGCCGTCTCTATGTCACAGATTAACCAACTCATCTGCACAATATACGGCCAATTAGCATCGTCTGAAATCTTCGCTGCTCGTTTAATAGGCAACCCCGTTGTCTCCGTATCCAAAATAATTGCTTTCATATATTTTAGTATGCTTTTGTATACTAAAATATTAATCAATTTATATTAAATCTATTATGTTACCACTACCGGTCCACCGCCACCACCACCACAATCTTCCGGAGTGTCCTCAAGATATTCTACAAAACCCTTATGATCCCTCCCTACTGTATAAAGAGCAGCAGCACCCCACGCAGCATTCATAACAGTGAAAACAAACTGAACCCAATTCCAAACACCAAGAGGAGTGGAATTCAAGAGGTCACCACCTCCAAAATATGCAAAGGCTAGCAGTGTAGCAAAAGTATCAAAGTTCATAGTATAGAAAAACGTCTTCTTGAGACTAACGTTATTAGCAACAGAATAACCCATCGCTCCCAAATTAGTACAACACACCAATTGCGAAACCATCGCAAAATCACGCAGAGGACCCACCTGGTCATCCGTCAACAGAACTACAAAACCCGTCGTAAAAAAGGAAAACCACATAGTCAACATACCCGTCATACCAAGCTTGTCAACCATCAAAAAAAGATTCTTGAACTTATTCATTATGATATCATATCAAGCAGTCTATCTAAGTTACTTAGTTATAATTTAACTGGTCCGACCTGAAGAACAAAATTTGGTAAGGTTAATGATATCCTTGTATCATCATGTTGGGGGGTTATACTAAAATTTAATATATTATCAGAATTAATCCGCCCCCTCAATTTCATATACTTGCCCCCCAAATTTTTTCGCATTTCATCGCCTCCTATCATAAAGTATTCGATTGTCTTTACTAGATGATCGTGTCCACAATTTAGTGTTTGTTGCATTGCTTTACCCGTGACGTCTGGTGTGACTCCGAGTAATATGAAGGTATGCGAATCTTCTATTTTACAACTATAGTCAAACCAGGTTGACGAGAGATGTTGCCCTATGATCTGTGTTGATTTGGCTGTTAGATGTGCAAGATGAAACTTATGAGGTGAGATAGTCCAGCTATTTTTCCAATAGCCTAATAGATACGTTAAGTTATTGATAGTTTTGGTATTCATGTTATTTATCATATTTATGATAATAATTATATCAATTTTTCTCATAAATATGATAAATGACGTCGCCGCCATCAACAACTGCAAAATTCTTAACAAAGTATAATTTAATATTCTTAATTGTGCTTATTTTGGCTAGTGCTTTTTTTCCAGTGTCTGTAACACGACTCCTGAATGCATGTATCGTTTTAAGATGTGTATTATAAGTTATTGCATTAGATAGTTGTTTTGCTTGTGCATCGTCAATATTTAAATCGGAGAGATTTAAATATGTTAAGAATTGACAATCATTTTTTATTCGGTGAATTATGTCAATAAATGTCATATATCCTATGGATAGTTTTTACAAATTCCGAATGAACGCCGATGCCATTGTGTAATTCCATGATTTTTAATCCCCTCCATATGTTTTTTTGTTCCATATCCTTTATTATTGCGTAAATTATAGAAGTCTTCCAAATTACCATACTCATCGCAAAGTTTATATATGTAGTTGTCTCTCGAAACTTTGGCAAGTATAGAGGCAGCCGCAATAGAAGTAAAGAGATTATCGCCACCTTCAATACAAGTATGAGGGATTACCCTATGATCCGATATATATGGTTTAAAATAGTTACCATCTACGAGTATGTGTTGTGGCCTCACCAAAAGTTTATTTAAAGCCGTTTTCATTCCTAGCTGGGTAGCTTGAAAAATATTTATTTTGTCAATAATAGCTTCATCAATGGCTACGATGGAATAATCAAGGGCATATTCTTTTATAAGATCAAAGGCGATCAGTCTTTTTCTCTCAGATATCTTTTTACTATCTCGCATTAATTCATGAGGAAATGAAACATCAAAAGGGAGGATTACGGCGGCGACGTAGAGAGAACCAAAAAGGGGTCCTCGTCCTGCCTCATCGATGCCTGCCTCCAACATATTTTCGATATAAAAAGGTGCGAGTGTCATAAATAAGGTATTCAAATCTTTATTTAAATCATGATCATAGAATTTATGGGCATTCAGTTTAAATAGGTGTCGAGATCTTATTATCTTCACGAACACCTATTTTAACATTCTGAAATTGTAATAGTTTTCGCTGAAGGCGTAATGGTCCATGAAGGTGAGAGAAAGCCTTGCGTTGCTCTTTCATACGCGTCGACGCATTTGCTACTTCAATTAAAATATTATTTTTCTTCACTACCCTTCTCTCTTCACAATAAGTGCCCCATGCAGAAAAGTATTTCAGCAATAACATTTTTTCGTAGAGATTTAATTTTTTTAGATAAAATATTTTAGGCGAATTATCTTTGTATGGATAAATCGTTTGCACTCCATTTACAAGATCTGGTTTATGGAAGGAGAGATGGCTGAATTTTGTATTAAAAAGATTAGCGATTGATTGTGGGATAGTTGGAGATTGTTCCAACATTTTATCAAATTCTAGTCGTTTCATATTAATAAAATCTCCAGGATTACTGCGATGTGATTGTGCCATGCTTAGTTCACAGCTTATCTCTCGAAAAAAGGAGAGAAAACGTAGGCTAGAAATTTTATGTTTTTCACTTTCTTCTTTAAAAGTGAACATTTCTTGAAAATTTGTTAATAGACCTGCTGCAATCCCTGAAATTCCGATTAATCCTTTGATAGTAGGCGCAATAACTGGATTGGCCAATAGGGTTGTTGCTCCGGCAATATATCCAAAAATAGAGGCTGGGATAGAGATGTAGAGATTACGATGTCGAAAATAATTAACACATCGTGTGTGGAGCCATGCATATCCGGAGGCTTTCTCTGCCCATTGAACTAATAATTGTTCTTGTTGTTTTGTCCACTTGATGCTTTTATCCATAAATACTTGAAAGTTTTTTTTTCACATATAGAATATATATACAATGAAACTTAATTTATTTTTGGTTATATTAGCCGTCCTACTTCTTTCTAATTTAGGACTAAATGTTAAAGAATATTTTGAAGAAAGAGAGGGCGGCAAGCGGCATTTTGATAATTTCGCTGAGTATGATACTGCTAAAGATCGAGATGCGGAAGGTGAATATGGAAAATACGGCGCTTACGGCGAGAAGCCACTTCATGTAACAGAATACGAGAGAGGGGGGGTAAAACATAACAAGCGTCTTCAAGACGATGAGTATATTTTAAAGTCAAAGATTGTTCCAACGCGTCTCCCTTGTGACAAGAAATGTCCGAAGTGCCCGCCACCAACGCGCTGTCCTGAACCTGTTAAATGCCCCGACCCTAAAGCTTGCAGACCATGCCCCGCATGTGCCCGCTGCCCTGAACCCGCTTTTAGATGCGAAAAAGTACCTAACTATCGTTCAACAAATACTTCATTCTTACCAAGACCTTATCTGAACGACTTCTCTCAATTTGGCTGATAAAATTGTATAATACAAATACATTATACAATTATACTCTTTTCTTGATACATTTCTTATCCATCTGGAATGTTTTACATTTCTTTTCTACAGGAACAATTTGAATAACGCACTTAGATTTTTTGCCATTTAAAGGTACAACGCACCCCTTTTCCTTTTTACGCGTTTTATTATAAGACTTCTTACATAAACACTTTTTTCTTGTTTTTTGCGAATTTTGTGTGCAGCGTGAGCGAAAATGCTCATATCGATCCCGCACCTGTTCATATGTTAAATCTGATTTTTTATGAAGCATTTTGTTAACTACTTCATGAAAATCATATAACCATCGTGAAAATGTTTCCCGATTCTTCATATCTCTCATTGTTAGTGGGTGCTTCTTGAGATTTTTGGTGATATTTTTTCGGCAATGTCCACACGGCAGTACATGCTTAAGACTCAAGATAAAATTGTAATATTTTTTTTTTTGCTTTGAGCTCGGATCCACAGGATAATTAAATGAAATGGTATGTAGGAAACACCATGCCCAGGGTCCCCATATCCTTGTTACCATACCATCGCTGCTCTTATAATCCTTCTTTGTATATGGACGTCGTCGCCGCATGTTTCTCTTTCGTGTCTTCGCCATTACTATAATTTTAGAAAAAAAAATTAAACAAATAAAGTTTGTCCACTTATATATTTGACTAATCTTTCATTAAACGAAGGTTCAACAATAACAATGTTATATTGTGTAAACCATAAATGGAAATAAAGTTCTTTCTCATTTGTAAACTTAGTTTCATCTATATCGACTAGATGCCCTTTGTGATCTCGAATGAACATACTACACTTTATATAATAATATATCTTTAGGTATTATTCGTAAAAATTTTTGTTTCTTATCTCTCATACTATATTATATGTTTGAGAATCTTAAAGATAATGTGACCAATCTTGTCTACAATAAGAAATTTTTAATTATTCTTGTTGTAGCAGCTTTATTTACGGGAGTTGCTTTTTATTACTACAATAGTTATGTTGCTCCGCGCATGGATCCAAAATTTGCTACCAATAAGGAGTTTATTAAGGAACCGGACGTCGATTCAGTGGAGGTATATTATTTCTATACTAAATGGTGTCCTTACTGCAAGAAGGCGCGACCAGCATGGGATAGTATAAAAGAAACGCATAAGAATGTGAATGGCAAAGCGGTCTATTTTAAGGAGATTGATTGTGAGAAAGATGAGAAGAAAGCAGATGAATATGGTATTGAAGGATATCCGACTATAAAGTTAGTTAAAGGTAATGAGGTAATTGATTTTGACGCCAAGCCTACAAAAGAGTCACTTAAGCAGTTTTTGAAGAGTACAGTTTAGATCCCTTAAAGAATATTACCTTCTGACAAACTCAGTCCGGCATATACAAGTAACATCTGACATATAGCAGCGCCTCGCGCAAAATTGCTAACTGGAACTATATCGCCATAGCCGACAGTGGATTGTGTTACCATGCTATAGTAGAAAAAATCATAGAAAAGATGACCGGACGGCTTACGTTTAACACCTTTAAAATGAGTGCCCGGAGATTTAATCTCAATTACCCAATATAAAATGCCAAAAACTATCACCGCACTCAATTGAGATACTAAAAAATATATAGCGCTGCGTCCTTTTCCAAATATACCTTTTAAAGCCAACATTATATATTAGAATACTATTATTTATGATAGAATAAAAAGGTTTGTGCGGCTTTCTCTCCATCTCCTAAGTATTTTGCGCGTAGACTGCTATCCTGTAATAATTTTTGACATTCTGCCAGATTTATGGTATCACAAGGAATAATTAATTGATTTTTAAGATTTATTTCATACTCTTTTTGTTGTTTACTGAATAATTTTCTAAATAGATGCAATAAGTAGTCTAGAAATCCGTCTTCTTTCCCTAAGATTTCGCTTGATTTAAGAGTATTATATCGCACACCTAAAATTTCTTCTGCTTGTGCGCCATTCTTTAAACATAGATCAATGGGATAGTTATTGATAAGTCCTCCATCGAGGAAATAGGAAGTACCATACCAGCTTGGTTGAAAGAGGATGGGGATCGTTGAGCTTTGGTACACTGCCTGTATAAATTGTAAATCTGGATGTGTTTTGTGAGAGATATCTACAATAGTGAAATCATTTAATTTAGTAGTAATTACATGTAGTTCAATCTTAGAGTATTCGTATAATTCCTTCATAGAAATATCATTATTTAGATCTTTTGATTGTAAAAGATTATTAAATGTTTTATAAAAGAATGAACTATCAAAAATACCTTTATTTGCAGTCATGGAAAATAATTGATCGGGGGAAAATTTTAAAATTTTGTACCAAGGACGATCTCTAATGTATTCAAGAAGATCTTTCCATTCGAGTTTAAGACATAATAATCCTCCTATAACGGCACCAATAGAAGAGCCATAAATAGTCTTTATTTGCTTAATATCATAAAATTCTTCTTTTTGCAACATAGAGAGAGCTCCCAATGTTGATATACCTAAGTAGGCACCCCCTTCAAGAACGATATGTTTGATGGGCATACTTAATAGAATCAGTTTATATTAAATTCTTTTTTTCTATAAACTAATTAATGAACAGACTCCCAGAAAATATTAATTTGGATGATCTTTATAAACGAACGCGCGAAATCAAAGAGAATCGTATTAAAATTTATCAAAATATTTTGCAAAGAGCCCACAAAAAGATCAAATATACTTCACGCCAAAAATATAATGATCACTTCTGCTTTTATATAGTACCCGAATTTTTAGTAGGTGTTCCTACTTACGATATAGCAACATGTATATCTTATCTTGTTGAACAACTCTCAACCAACGGCTTCGTTGTTAAATATACTCATCCTAGTCTCCTCTTTATTTCTTGGAAGCATTATATTCCTTTTTACGAAAGGATTGAAATAAAGAAAAAGTTTGGAATACGAATAGACGGATTTGGCAATGTTCTCAAAGAAAAAAAACAAGAGGCAGCCGAGCACCTATTACTAAAAGGAAAAGTAAAGACATCCGCCAACAATGTAATAATCAAAAAAGACTACAAACCAATTAATACCTACAAGCCTACCGGTAATCTTATATATGGCCGTGAATTAATAAAGAAGATTTCTACTAAGTCGACATAAATCACTGAGAGCATATGCTCTCAATAACTTTGAAATTTTGAATAATATTTTAAACGTCAAACGCTTTTAAAATATTTTACAAGTGGCACCGTTGCACTTTTTAACTAAAAAGTATTCGTGAGAGCATATGCTCTCAAAAATATTGTCGAAAATGTACAACACATGTGATTGAAAATGCTCTCATTTCAATTTATAAGTGGCACCATTGCACTTTTTTACAAAAAAGTCCAAAAAATACTTTTCATTTTTACTTATTTCTTTTTTTGCCACCATAAGGTTTCAAGAATTTGTGGTGACTATCATGAAGCGGCTTCCATATTTCAAAGGGCGATGCGAGAAAAAAATTCTCTGAGACTGGCCCTCTACATCCGACTTTGCGATTTTTTTTCTAATTTTAAAGGTTAAATGATAAGAAACCAATTTACAAGTGTCACCGTTGCACTAATTCGGGCCAACCGGGTGGGGGGGTAGGTCAATTTGGACATTTTAGAAATGTCCAAAATCGACTTTCTGACACATGGGTTTTTCGAAAAAAGTGAATTCGAGCCATATCTTCTACAAATTGTAGGAAACAATTAGGAAAAAAAATATCGGCTTATGTAGGGACCCATTTTTTATGTTTTACGAAAAAAAAGATTTAGGGGACAAATGCGTTATCCATATATGGATCCCAACTGGATAACAAAAAATCCCCAAAAATCCCCAAAAAAATTTAACTGCAAAAAGTGCGACTATCATTGTAGGAACAAAAAAGATTTTAACAAACATTTACGCACTACAAAACATAGAATGGATAACATGGATAACAAAAAAAGTCCCCAAAAATCCCCAGAGCATCATTCATGTGGCGATTGTGGGAAGAATTACAAGTATCGTAGTGGGCTATGTAAGCACAGGAAGAAATGTAAGAAAAAGCAGGAGAAAATCGATGAAGATAGATTGAAATTCTTGGAGGCGCGTGTCAAGGAATTAGAGAATACTTCTCTCCAACATGTAGATAATTCAGGGTCCAGTAATGTATCATTAGAAGTTGTGCGGGAGTTGGTAAAGAATCAGAATCGTGCAAATGAGAGTTTGCACAATACTTTAAAGGAGATTATTCCAACTATAGGCAATAATAATAATAATAGGATATCTATCAATGTATTTTTGAATCAGCATTGTAAAGATGCTATGAATTTGACAGATTTTGTTGATAAAATAAAGATAAGTATTGAAGATTTACTTTATACGAAGGAGAAGGGTTATGCGGAGGGGATAAGTAATATATTTAGGAAACATTTAACGGACATGAAGCCAACAGAGAGACCTTTTCATTGTAGTGATACAAAGCGTTTACAATTTTATGTGAAGGAGGAGAATAAATGGGCTAAGGATACTAAACATACAAAAATGGACCGGACGATTCACGATATTTCGATTAAGCAGATAAAGCATCTAAAGGAGTGGGAGAATACGCATCCAGGTTATTTGGATAATGAGGAATTGCGTGGTGAATGGCATGGGTTAGTGGAAGCGATGTGTAGATCGAGTAGTGGTTCAGAGACTGATAAAATCAAGAAAAACTTGGGTGATACATCAGAAGTAAAAAATGAATTGATTGCGAAGAATACAATAATTTCGATTAAAGATTAATAATTATTGTATTAATTTGCCCATTTGTTCTTTTAATACGGCGTGTTGTTTGGCCATTTTTTCTTGTTCTTTCTTTTCGACGATAGCTTCGAAAAGTTTAATGCCTGTTTTGAAATCTATTTCGCATTGAGTGTAGAGTTCGAGTATTAATTTGCGTGTTTGTAAAACAATTGAATCTAATTTTTTATGGGTTAAAGTTGGATTAAGGGTATAGATAACATGTTGAGCCTCACGCGGTGCAGCGCCTCCACGCCATGCCTGACGCCGGCCTTGTGCTGCATAGGCAGCTTGGTAGGGGGCACGTGCTGCATGGGCAGCTTGGTAGGGGGCCTGATCATGCTGCCAGTTGCGTTTCGGTTGCGCGCGATATGGGGCTCCGGCCCGCCCGCGCCGGCGAGTAGTGCGTGTGGGTTCCTTTTTAAGGGTTTTAATGAAAAGTTGTTTTAGTATCCCGACGAGTTTTTCCTGTCCCGCAGTAGCATCGGTCTTCATTTTTCCAAGATGCTCGGCATATGTCTTATACAATGACGAAGTTGGATCGTATGCAAATTGTTGCACAAGAAACCCGTCTGGTGTATGACAGGGTGGTTGATTGTGGTAATCCATCAACGGAATATTGTCAAAATTCGATAAATTTGGGGGTGCAGTCGATTTGTTTGTAAAAGCTTTATAGAAGGTTCCCATATCTTGCTCAAATTCTTTTTTGCTTTTTTCGGTCATACCGGTAAAGCGTCCCGAACGATAATCAAATTTATCCATGTAAAGTGATTTAAGCTCTGGAAATCCCGGTTCTGCGCCTAAACTGACAACGCGCTGCATTGGACCGATACTCTTGTGTCCAGCTCCAGGATTATTAACATCGCAGATCTTCACTTTATAAAGTGCCTGTTGACCATCATGTGCATCTATGACAGGGGTAAGAGCATTTATACGATGTTGACAAAAACTCTTACCAGTCGCTTTGGTCATTGGAATTTTAACATTCGTATTATGATGAAAATGCGTCGGCATTTTGTTTTGGTCCAGCACTGAAACACGCTGGTATTGCCCAAACTGATCTTTGTACGAGTATTCTGGATTGATCGTTTTAACGATCGCGGCAAAGATATGCGCTATTTTAATGTAATATTTGGATATTCCAATACATAAGCGTCTTTTTCTCACCTGATTTTTCACATCTAGGTTTGAAAGATCTTTTCTATCCAGATAATGCATTTTTCCCTTTTCCATCTTATCTACCACTTGACCGAGGTGAGTATGTTGCGCTAAATATTCTATCTCTTGACTATCTAGATATTCATCGAAAATTTTAGATGTCAAGACCACTAGTTTATTGCAATATTCCTGATTTTCTAGTTTTGCCAAATCTTGAAAATTTTGGGTTGTAATGTATTTGGTAGCAATCTTATTTACCATTGAAGCCAAATTTCCCTTTAATTCCAATTTTTTTTTGGTGGTGGCATTTCCCATATATAATTAATATATATTTTATATTAGAAAATTGAATTAAAGGAAACAAATTTATATATTTAATTAAATGCCTCCAGCGACAAAGAAGAAAAAGGCGACACGAAATCAATCAGGATTATGGTCATTATTTGATACTGAAGTGGGTGATGGTGAGCGACAAAATATGAAGTGTCTCTATACAAAATCACAAAAAGGGGAGCGTATTCATTGTGATTTATGTCAGACGAAATTGAATTTTGATGAGGACCGCTTTTTGATTTGTCCTAATAAAAAGTGTGGAATCATTTATAAAGATATCTTAGATCATTCTGCGGAGTGGCGTTATTATGGTGCGGCGGATAGCAAAACGAGTAATCCAACAAGATGTGGTATTCCTGTAGATCCTCTGTTGAAAGTATCATCATATGGTTGTAAAGTAATATGTGGAAGTCGCTCTTCATATGAGATGCGGAAGATACGGCGATATACAGAATGGCAATCGATGCCTTACAAAGAGAAATCTATGTATGATGAATTTCAGCGTATTCGTACTATGGCTCGTATGTCTGGCTTACATAACATTCTTATTGATGCAGCATTGCGTTACCATGCAAAGATATCTAAACAAAAAACGTTTAGGGGGTTAAATCGTGATGGCATTCTGGCGGCATCTATCTATATAGCTTGCCGTGTACATGATTATCCGCGAACTCCCAAAGAAATAGCAACTATCTTTAGATTAGATAATACGAGTGCAACACGAGGTTGTAAAAACGCTGTAACAATTTTGAATAAACTAGAGAAAGATATGATAAATGAAGATAAAACACATTTTCATCAAATGAAGCCTGTTGATTTTATTGATAGATTTTGTAGTCGTTTAAGTATAAATAAAGAACTGACTTCTGTGTGTACTTTTATTGCCAATCGTATTGATAATAATTGCCTAATGCCTGAGAATACGCCACATTCTGTGGCAGCTGGCATTATTTACTTTATAGCCCAAATATGTTCCTTAAATATAAGCAAACACGATGTATACCTTGTGAGCGAGATAAGTGAGGTGACAATTAATAAATGTTATAAAAAACTAGAGAGGAGGAGGGCAGACTTAGTGCCGTCGACAATTCTTGTTAAATATACATGCAAATAAGAAAGGAATGCAATTAAAATATATTAAAAATATTCATAATGATTATTTTTATTATACCTTATCGTAGACGTCCTGCAGAATTAGCAGTATTTCTTAGTCATATGAAATATCTTCTTGAGGATATTAAGGACAAATATTTTATATATATAGTTAATCAGGTGGACAAGCGTCCTTTTAATAGGGGTGCTATGCGTAATATTGGTTTTTTAATGGCAAAGAAACAATTTCCAGAAACATACAAAGATATTGATTTAGTCTTTCATGATTTGGATAATTTAATTGGAGAGAAGAATCTTGTGAAATTTACCACTAAACATGGGGAAGTCAATCATATTTTTGGTAATTATAAACAACGAAATATTGGTGGCATCTTTATAATGAAGGCCGATGATTTCGAGAGAATCAACGGATATCCTAATTTTTGGGGATGGGGGTTCGAGGATATGTGTCTAGGAAGGCGCATAGTGGCGAATAAGATAGATGTTGTTCGTAAAAATTTCCATTTTCACGATAAACGCATCGTTCACTTGAATTTCACACCATACCAAGCGGTGGCAAAAAAGGTGGTGAATGATCTGAATAAGAACTTATTTAACGAAAGTAGTTTGCAAAATAGTATCCCCGACGGCCTTCAACAGCTTAAAAAATTAGATATTTCCTGTAATATAATTTCCAGTAAGGTAAAAAGATATGATGTTAAGAATTTTACTTCGCATATTCCTCATTATACGACAAAAGAAAGAATGGAGTATATAGTTGCGCCAAATTGGCAGAATTGGTTTAGGAAAAATCTGAGTAAATTTGTGTATAGACGCGTGTAGTTTATTATTTTTAAATTATATTAAATATAATAATGACAAAATATTTTATTATTCCTTACAGGGATCGTGAGGCTGAAAAGGCAGTTTTCATAAATCATATGAGTAAATTATTGGAAGGTCAGGATTTTAAGTTAATTTTTGTACATCAAAAAGATAAGAGAAGATTTAATCGTGGTGCCATGAAAAATATAGGTTTTTTACATATCCGCAAAGCGAATCGGCAAACATATAAAAATACAACGTTTGTATTTCATGACATTGATACTATGCCATATAAAAGTGGTCTATTTGATTATGAAACAATTAAGGGTACAATATCACATTACTATGGTTTTACATTTGCATTGGGTGGAATTCTTGCTATTAAAGGTGTTGATTTTGAGAGAATTTATGGATTTCCAAATTATTGGGCATGGGGTTTTGAAGATAATAAATTGCAGCGAAAATGGAATGAAATTGGCGGTAAAATTGATAGATCGCAATTTATTCCTATAAATGATAAAAAAATTGTTCAATTAGTTCATGGTTTTCCAATGAAAGTAATGGCAAGAACGATGAATATGAAAAATGTTACTTATTTAGAAGACACGGCGACGAATGATGGAGGCTTTAATACAATACGAAATCTAAGCTATCACGCGGAGAATATTTCTGATAATGTACTTATGCTTCATGTCACGCATTTTGATCCTGAAAAATCAGAAAAAGAAGGAATTTATAAGCATGGTATCCCAAGGAAGAGACATAAAAATAAACGTATTTTTGGAATGAATGAAATACGAAACGCCGGACGGAATTAGTATTTATCTTAAACCTAATTTTTTATCTTTTGTCTGCACCTTAGCAAGTACTTCTTCATAAGCTGTCTTCACTTTCTTTTTATATTTCAGCGCATTACTTTTGTAACCTACCATCATTCTTTGTTGTTCCTTCGCCATGATGTGTTTTGGAAAATTTTGTTTCATTTTTTTGAGATACTTCTGTATACGTTTGCGCCCTTTATTTATCCATCGCGCACATACTTGATTCTGTATATCACATGTATTATTCTGTTTTGGAGAGATATAGCGAGGTGCGCCACCCATATTCATACACCAGTAATCTAGTAAAGGAAATAATAAATCCTCGTAATATACCTTCGTGATCCAATCATCACAAAACCAATTGATGATCTCAGGAGGATAATAAAAGTAGAATAATTCATAGTGTTTTCTGGAAACAAATGATTGTGTGTGTACACGTATTTGCATCTTATCTAGAGGTCCGGTTACACCATAACCATTATAAAGTCGGAGTAATTTTATCGATTGAGAGACCCAACCTTTGTCAAGAAATTGAATATCGTCACCGCACTGGTAAAAATAATCGCAGCCTTCTTGATATGCTTTCTTAAAGAGTCGGTTCCACATTGCTGTGAGATGACCTTTTTTAATATTTTTCATTGAAATAAATTGTATATCTACATTTTTCATTATATTAATAAAGCGTTTGAATGCTGCTTGTTGCTTTGGATCTGAATAAACGCGATCATCATCATCAATACCAATATAATATATATATGAGTGTTTTTGACAATATGTAAGAAGGAATGATTTCATATTAATATTGTATAAATCTGTAGATGAATAATCTTCCCAACTTCTCTCGTATGTTGTGGAAGGAATAAGCAATGCAACCTTATACGACATCTGTATAAATATTAAATACTATTTTTAATATTTAAAGTGTTGAAATATAGATAATTAATGTTGACTGAAGATGGTATAGTTAATTGGGTAAAAGGAGAAGATGGTGTATTGCATACAAGGAAGTATAGTAACTTATCTAAGTTAAGTGATTATGTTAATCGTGAGAATCTGTTAGTTTGTCTAACTGGATATAATAATATTGTGAAGTATTTCTTTACCGACGTTCTCTCCCACTTTCAGCATCCTATAGTTCTTATTACTTTGGAAACGGATGGATTTACGATGCAGGATGATTATTTAAAGTCTTCTTTATTAAAGCATTGGTTTACGTGGAATAAACCTTATGAGCATCCCAAATTATCTGCACTACCGATAGCATTGAACCATGATCGGCATGTTCCTATCCTGAGTGCATTTCTCTCTAAAAAGAGAAAATATAATCCGACTAAGTTGCTACTTGTTAATTTCGACGTGAAAACCAATCCTATCAGATATACGTTATTGCGAAAGGGGTTGGAGGAGTGGAAGCAATTTGCCTCAACAAATGCATACTTGAAGGAAGATAAGTTTTATTTTACTAATTCGATTATTGATAATAGATTGGGTGTCAAAGTGACGAATAGCGGCTATTATGATATGATTAATGATTATAAGTTTGTTCTCTCGCCACCTGGTGCTGGGGAAGATTGCCATCGTACGTGGGAGGCACTATACGTAGGGTGTATACCTATAGTGCGAAGCTCTGCAATAAATGAATTATATGTAGGGTTGCCTGTATTGGTAATAGATAGCTGGGATGTTATTAATGAGGAGTTTTTGAATCAAAAATGGAAAGAGATGACGGAGAGAAAGTATGATATGAGCAAATTAACACTCGAGTATTGGTGTGATAAAATAAAACCGGCGGTGTTGGGAGAGAAACATGTTCACTTCATTACCTATGGAGATGATAAATTTGAAAAGGCGAAAAGACGGCTATTGCGGCAGGCGAAAGAGTTTGGTGAATTTAAAACAATAAAGGGGTATGGACCGGAAGATATACCGCCGACATTTTATGAAAAATACAAACATATTCTCAATCGTCAACGTGGGGGCGGCTATTGGCTTTGGCGCCCCATCATACTAATGGACGCGTTGGAAAAACTTAATGACGGCGAATTTCTCGTTTATTTAGATGCAGGGTGCACGTTAAATGCATCGGGGAAAAAACGTTTTCATGAGTATATTGCATTATTAGATGCAAGTGAGTATGGGATTCTATCCTTTCAGATGAGCGGCAACAAAGGTCCTGGATCTTTGGAGATGGAAAAAAAATGGACGATACGAGAGATATTTGATTATTTTAAGGTAACTCAGCAAAGCGATATAGGAATGAGCGGTCAATATTTGGGAGGTGTTTTCATTATGCAAAAGAATGCTCATCTTAAAAAATATATGATGATGTTTATGGAAGCGATAGCCCACGATCCGCTTATGTGCACAGATAATTATAATAACAAAGATCAATTGTCCGAGTTTCAAGAGAATCGCCATGAACAGAGTATTTCTAGTGTGTTGAGGAAAAAAATAGGATCGGTTGTATTGGACGGCGATGAAAGTTGGATGCCGCCTTTTGGGCGCGGACAATCCTTAAAATATCCATTTTGGGCTACTAGAATGCGGAAATAAGTTACTGAATCATTATGTAGGTAAGGATTCTACTATTAAATCAACCATTGTTTTATATTGTTCATATGGACGATGAGCATGATAATCACTATAATTTGCATTGCGAATTAAATTTTTTAATAGATTGAGATTGGAAAAGTGTGCTGGACGCGCTCTACATAATCGATTATAGTATTTATCATTCAGAATAATATGATTATTTGTTTTTTTCTGCCATATACTCACTTGTTCGAATAAAAAAAGTTGATCTGTAATCCATCCTTGCTTATAATGTGTACCTGCATGTTCTCCCTTATATTTTGTATTGTGATAAAGTTGTTTCAATGTATTTTGAATATCTTGAGTATTATTAATATTGAAAATATCTCCCCAGACATCTTTTGTTGCAATATTGTAACAAATGGCAATTTCTCCTTTCCCTACCACCTTGAGCGGTCTATATGAAATAAATTTACTATTATCATACTTGACGATTTGTTGTGTGTAATAATGTCGATTCATAGGGAGTATATCCATATCAGTAATGAGGACACCTTCTTCTGCATTCATAAGGGCAGGATATAAAAGACGAATATTTTGCGCAATGAAACCTGTATCCATGTTTTCAATAGGAGGAAATAAAACGATATTATCCTTGTAGGGAGTGAGTTCATCAACGATTTTGTTAGCGATCACAATAATGGTTACTTTTACATTAGGAAAGAGTTTATTCCATGCTTTTAAAAAAACTGGAATAAATTTATAGTATAATGGGTTCATATTGGTTGCAACTAGAACATTGGTAAGTTTCATTTAATATTTATTGAACTATTTTTTTAAACCAAAAATCACAAGTAAATTCTTCCACTATTTTATCCCAATCAATGGATATATCATATTGCAGTTCAATATTCAGGATATCGGAAAATTTATTAACCCATATAACTGGGTACTTTTTATATAATTGCCATACGTTTGCTGTTTTCTTAACAATAGGTATTGTTTTTAAGAAAAAACATTCTATAATTTTTGGTGCTGCATCAGTTCCGTTTCCGAGTGGACATAGACACCATTTATACATGGATAAAGTTTTTTGGAAATGTGTGGTGGTAAGATTTTGTTTTTGAATGTAAAATATGTTAGGATGATCATTAATAAATTCAATATCTTTGCCCCTTTCTACAAATTGTGGTCCACAACAATTTATATAACGAGTCCGCCAGCAACAAAAAATTTTATTAATTTTTTTTTTAACATCAAGCGTATTTGCTATTGCCAGTAGATTATCTTCATAAATTTTAGAATGTGTGGAAAATCCTACGGATAGTGAATGCATCTTGGGGTGAAGTGCGACATTATTTTCAGCATACCATTTTATCAGATTAGACATTTTTATTAAAATATTGTATTCTCTAGGGAAGTTAATCTGCGGGGAATAGTCGCTGCAACCAGTAATAAGAATAAAGTCATTTTTAATATTCATTAGTTCATAAAGATATTTTGGAAGATAATCGATTTTAATATATATAGTATTCGGCTCCTCTTTTTTTTTAATAATTTTATCTTTCAACATAATCCAGTCAAAATTGTTAGCAAAATAAAAACTAGTATTATTTGCCATTGATTTACCACAATGTCCAAGAAATCGCTGCATCTTAATTAATAATATTTAAATTAATTAATAATATTTAAATATTAATTTATTAAGATAGTAAATGAAGACAATACTTTTTCTGGATTCATGTGTAAAAGGCCGGTGCACCACTTCCCGTCGCTGGGTAAAAGGCAATAATTTTAACCCCGTGCGACTCAAACAACATATATACGGCTATACATCAATATTTAAACACATAAATTTTTTTAAGGAGAATAATATAGATATATTACTAGTAGATAATAGTGTATCATCTATAGATGAGTTACCAGAAGAACTTAGAAACCTTATCCCGAAATCTGTGAGAATAATTGTAGGTAATAATAATAAATATGGTCAGATAAGTAAGGGTGCGGGTGTTATTGAACATTGGAGAATGGGTCAAGAGATTTGGAAAGATTATGATTATATTATCCATTTTGAATTGCGTCAAATATTGGTAGATTTAAGTTTCTTCCATACTTTTTTAAATGATCCTATATCTATATTTTGTTGGTGTGCCGGTAAAACTCTTAAGCAATCACATAATTCCCCATTAGGTAAATTTAAACAAAAAGATATAAGATTTGATTTGGAAGCTTATGGTAAAGATAATTCAAATATTTATGATAAAAAAAATTTCAATGATTTTTATACTGGATTATTCTCTTGTCATATAAAGGAATTTATAAAGTGGGTTGATGGTATTAGTTTAGACCAAATTATTTATAGGCATCCTGGTCTTGGTATGATGGCTTTAGAAAAAATGGTAATGTGTTTTGCTTATTATAATTTGCCGGAATTTAAATTAATTGCGCAACTTAATGTGCGGCGATGTCCCAAGAGTAATTCCATTTATTATAATGAAATATGGTAAATAATAATTAGTTTAAAAAAAAATATAAATATGAATACATATTTATATTTATATGAAATTAGATCTGTCTTTGGAAAATATTTATAAGACCGCTGGAAATTTTCTGCAAGAAAATAATATTTTATTGACGTCGTCGCCATATTGTAAAATGCCACCTGGTCAAGAACATTATTTTTTATTGGCCGCAATAGGTGGTCAATTAAAAAATAAAAAAATAATAGAATTAGGAACGCACAAGGGTCGTTCTGCATTATGTCTTAACTGGTGTAACAATAATATGGTTTACACATATGATATACAGGATATACGCCTTCCCTATATATTTGACCATAAAAATATTTATTTTAAAAAAGACAATTTATTTGATAAAACAATACGCGAAAAAAACAAAGACCATTTACTTTCAAGTGATTTAATATTTATTGATATCGATCCGCACGAGGGGATATTGGAATTAGAAATATATAATTGGTTAAAAGATCATAACTATAAAGGAATAATTTTATATGATGATATTAAGTTGGGTACTGGACATATGGGTACAAAGACAGACAACTCAATGCGTGACACTTTTTGGAAAAATATCGAGGATAAATATAAAAAAGATATATCACATGTTGGGCATTGGTCAGGTACTGGTCTGATATCTTTCAATTTTGATAATATAGAACTTACATTATAGTGAAATAATAGTTAATGAAGGGAATTCACCTATAACTTTTATATTATATTTATTTTTATATTTCTCAAGGATGGGTTGTATCTTTGGTTTGTTGTAATTAAACATCCATTCAATATTATCCCGTTGTTTAGAGCCACCCTCCATTAATATAATGCCATTATCAGCAATCTTTTGAATATAATGATCAAATACAAACTGATATACATCTCCGTTATTGGCTATATCAATATGGAGAATATCTATCGATTTATCAGAATAATTTTTAAATCCTTCATAGAAGTCGTCTTCTTGTATATTTACATTTTTGTATGATAAGAATTGTTTAAAAATGTCATCTTTTATAGCGTGATTCCCGTCAAATTTATCAAAAATATCATAAGCGTCAATCGAAGTTGTGTTGCTGCTATTTTCAATAAATCTCATTAGTGAAAATCCTTCTAGAATACCAAATTCTACAATTTTTTTGGGATTTTGTAAAAAGGTAATGGTAGAAAGAATATCTCCAAAATCTATTTTTGATTTATAAGAAGAATTCATATAAATATAACCCTTGAATTATATTTATATTATGATTCCGCTTTTTAAAGTTTTCATGAGCGAAGATGTCATTAAACCAGTTAATAAAGTTTTAAGATCAGGTTATGTAACACAGGGCAAACAAGTAGAAAAATACGAGACAGCGTTGAAGGAATTTCTAGGAAATCCTTTTTTGCTTACGTTAAATTCTGCAACTGCTGGATTGACGCTCGCTTTACGATTATTGAAGAATAAAGATGAAATATTTGAGTGGCCGGGGTTTGACGATACAACTGATGTCGTTCTCACACCCGCACTGACTTGTTTCGCAACCACCGCCGCCGTATTGTCGAATAATGTGAAGATTCGTTGGTTAGATGCGGATTTAGACACGGCAAATATATGTCTAGATGATGTGAAGCGTAAACTTAATGAGCATACAAAAGTGATTTATTTGGTTCATTGGGGTGGAATGCCTGTAGATTTGGATAAGTTAGACAAGATATGTGAAGAGCATAAGGTTAAATATGGATTTAAACCCATGGTGGTAGAAGATTGTGCGCATGCATTCGGGGCTGAATTTAATGGGAAGAAGCTGAGTAATCATGGGAATATCTGCGTGTATAGTACACAAGCAATTAAGCATTTGACGACAGGAGATGGTGGGATTATTACGTTTCCTCACGAATCACTATATAATAGATGTAAATTATTGAGATGGTATGGGATAGATAGAGAGAAAAGAAATTATAAGGGAAAGGATTTTAGATTGGAAAATGATATTATGGAATGGGGGTACAAGTTTCATATGAATGATATCAATGCAACGTTGGGGTTACATAACTTGCCTCATATGGCGAGATTGCTGAAGAAGAATAGAGAGAATGGGAAATATTTTGATGAGCATTTGAAGGATGTGGATGGAATAAAACTTTTGAGGTGTGATAAAAGGTTTAATTCGGCCTATTGGCTTTATACCATTCGAGTCTTGAATGGAAAAAAACAGGAATTTATGACTAAGATGAAAGAAGCGGGTATTATGACATCACAAGTGCATAATAGAAATGATATTAATAGTTGTGTGAAGGATTTTCAAGAAAGGTTGCCAAATTTGGATATATTAGAGAAGGAATTGGTATGTATTCCTGTAGGTTGGTGGTTAAGTGAGGGAGATAGAGATGATATTATAAGAAGTATTATTAGTCTAGTTTAAAAATTATAATATTAAAAATTATAATATTAAAAATTATAATATTAAAAATTATAATATTAAAAATTATAATATTACTAATATAAATGGTAAAAATTATTTTAGAAATAGGTATTAATCATAATGGTTCTATGAAATTATGTAAAGAACTAATAATGCTTTCAAAGGTAGCGGGTGCTGATTATGTAAAGATTCAAAAGAGAAATCCAGATGTATGTGTTCCCGAACATCAAAAAACTAAAAGACGTGTAACTCCATGGGGTGAAATGAGTTATTTGGAATATAAATATCGTATAGAATTTTCAGAGGAACAAATTAAAGAGTTATGCGAATATTCAAAAAATTTAGGTATTAAGTTTTTTGCTAGTGTCTGGGATGTAGATAGTGCTAAGTTAATGTCAAAATATACAAAGATAGGGAAATTAGGTAGTGCTTCTATTACAGATATTGAATTATGCAAAGTAACACGAGAATTATTCGATGTTGTTATTATTAGTACGGGAATGAGTACTGAAGAAGAAGTAGAAGCAGCAGTAGCAGCAGCACAACCAGATGTAATTTTACATACTAATTCTACATATCCTTGTCCCGTAGAAGATGTAAATTTAAGATATATTGAATGGTTAAAAGGAAAATATCCAAATAAGGAAATAGGTTATAGTGGACATGAATATGGATTAGTAACAACTTTTGCTGCTGTGGCAATGGGGGCTACATGGGTTGAAAGACATGTCACCTTAGATAGAAATATGTGGGGAAGCGATCAAAAATCATCCATAGAACCAAGCGGAGTGATTAAATTAGTAAAAGGCATTCGAGATATAGAAAAAGCAACACAATATGAACCAGGTCCAAGAAAACAGTTTACAGGAGAAAATGCAAAAAAAGATAGTCTACGAAAGATTTAATATCTTCTCACATTTATTCCAGTCGTCAAGAGTGTCTATATCTATAGTATCAAATTTATTCATTAGATATGGATAAATTTTATGCCCACTAATTGTTTTATCTTTGAATATACTAGTTTTAAAAATATCAATATACCCATTATGCAAATATGTTTTTGGAAGTTTTTGTCTACACTCATTGTAAGGTTCTTTTATACCTTCTACTTCTCTATACAATGGTATTAATATATTATCATCAATAGTATACATTTTATAGGGAGATTTTTCAAATTCTATTACACTTCTTAAACTATCATATTCAGATATATTTTTAATAAATATATCCAAACACTTATCAATATCTTCTACTTTTCTACATGGTTGTGTTGGACGTAACTGAAGAATAATATCGGGTATATAATTTTCATTAAGTTCAAGCCAATCTAATGCATGTTTTATAAATTCATAATCAGTTGATAAATCTTGTGATATTTTTGCGGGACGCAAAAATGGAACTTCTGCTCCCCATTTTTGTGCTATTTTTTGATATTCTTCACTATCCGTTGATACTATAATTCTCATATTAGCAACTCTTTTACTTGCTAGTGCTTGTTCTATTGACCATGCTAATAAAGGTTTATTGCCTAACAATTTAATATTTTTATTTGGAACCCCTTTTGATCCACTTCTAGCAGGTATTAAACATAATATTTTCATATAAATTATCATGTTTAAATAACTTTAAATATAACAATGTGCCACTAATGTATCAGTCATTTTATTTTTATTTAAAAAATTATTATAAGATATTATTAATTCATTATCATTCCATTTAGTTTTTTTATGTCCACCAGGTTGGCCTTTATTTAACCAATGAAGATGATTATAAACATTATATCTCTGATAATATTTAATATTTATTTTGGAAAATCCTACTATTTGTAATAATTTTATTAGACTCTTTTCAGTATGTAAAATTAAATGCTCAGACCAAAATGTAAATTTTTTAAATGCTTCACATTCATAATGTTTTATAAGAAAATCATTAGCATGCGGTACTTCAATAATTAATAATGTTTTATGACTCATTTTATATTTAATTTGTCTTAAAATTTCTATTGGTTCGTATAAATGCTCTAATACATGATTTAACATAATGCAGTCAAATTTTTTATAGGGAATTTTATCAACCTTATTGTACACTTCTATATCTTCGCCTTTTAAAATATTACATATATCTTGATTTAATTCTACACCAACGATTTGTTTATCACCATTTTCTCGTAATATTTTTAATAATCCACCATTTCCACAACCAAAATCCAATAATGATTTAAATTCTACATTTTCTAATGATTTATAACGTCTATAATCGTCATCATATGTTTTATTTCGTGCTTTATTAATATCATCTACTTTCCAATATGAAATACCTTTATTATAATCTGTTTTTTTTATTTTATCTAAAACTAATGCGCCTGTATCCTTACATTTTAATATATTTATGTCCGGGTCATCTCTTACCCCTTTAAAGAAGAAAGTAGGAGTGTTTATTATATTATTTTTAATATAATAATCCATACTACTAATTCGATACTATATTTATATCATTATCCATTATCCCCTTTAAACCAACAGGATTTAAGCTAATTATTTTGGTTGTTGGGTAATGTTTATTCTTATGTTTATATAATTCGGACCACCAATAAATTAACCCCTTATCTATACTAAAATTAGTATGTTTATAATCAAAACCATTGGAATGATAATATCCCGAACAATCACAACCTACCAAATAAATAGTTGAAAACCCAGCATATAATGCAAATTGACAAGCCGGAAGAACAATAGAATGGTTCATGAAAGATCTTTCATGAAGATTTGTGAAATAGTGAGTAATATTTATATCGCAAGGAAGGGCGTTTATTTTATGTAAATAAGTTACCATTTTTTTTGTAAATTTATGAACATTTAAATCATTATCTCTACTAACCATTGCAAATTTTTCAATATGATTCCCTAAGTTATTTACTTCTTTTTGATGATTACCATATACCGGATCGCTATCACTATTAAGATAAGTATAACCATGCCCAAAAAAATAATATTTTAAATTTTCCTTTATATATTTATGTTTTATAATATGATTACATCCAATAAAAACTCCTGATTCTTTTATTTTAAATAAGTTAAGTGATGGACCAGATCCAAAAATATAACAAGTTTCTCCTTTGTGTTTGTTTTTATATTTCAATAAATTGGGATGATACGTTTCTACTATATTCATATTATTATTATATAATTTTTTTTTAATTTAATAAAAAAATTATATAATATATAATATGAAAATTCTTTTTATTGCTGAAAAATCGCATTATAGAGATTGGATAGGTAAAACATATGCAGATTTATTGATTCATTATAAAAATAATAGCAAGCATCAAGTCGATTTAATATATACAGATCAAAACGCGCGCAATCTCACAACTCGTTATCAGCAACCAGATATTATTGTACTTTTCGATACTGATACATTACGTTTTGCGAAAAATTATAGTTTTTTATTTGATTTAAATATTCCAATTTTTGCGTGTTCATTAGATTTATTTTATTTTCATAAGTGTATAACTTGCCCTTGGATACAAAAATGTGCAGGTTTATTACATTTCGGACATGCGTCAAAATTATTGACCTCTTACAAACAACATTTTCCAAATAAAATAATAAAATCTTTTAAAGGACGTTTTGTTAATTCAGATAGATATAAAAATTATAATTTACCGAAAAAATATGATATATTAATTTATGGATCAAGGGGTAGTAAAACAACCGGTTTAAATAATATTGAAGAGCATAATGCTGATCAAGAATATAAAAAAAAATGGGAAAATCATCATAAAAAAAAACTTCCAAAAAAACATAACTTTTATCCTCTTCGAGTGAGAATAGAACAATTACTTCTACAACATCAAGATAAATATAGATTATATATTGTTCCAAATGCCTGTATATTTAATGCTCCTGTTGCTAATGAAAATTTATCAAAATTAATTAACGCGTCATGGCTAACCATGTCAACGGGCTCTAGAGCAAATATACCAATGGCAAAATATTTTGAAATAAGTGCTTCATATAGTGGAATCTTGGGCAATATTCCTAGTGACTATAATGATCTATTTAAAAATAATATAGTGGAAGTTACAGAATGGATGACAGATAAAGAAATTTTATCTACTATTGACAAAGCATTAGAAGATAAACAAAAACTACAAGAAATGATAAATAGATTAGGTGATAGAGTACATAAAGAATATAATCTTGAAGCGGGTGTTAAAGATATAGATGCAGTTTTTGATGAAGCTTTGGATGAGATTACCAATAAATAAATTTACCAATATCACACTGAGATGGTATAGGTAGAGCAGCATTTTTCCTAATATATTTAATAGTTTTGGGGAGATCCACACCAAAATGGGGCCATATTATTAAACCATGTTTTACAAAATTAAATAGATAAGTATAATAAATTTTTCTTATTTGGGGTAGTATTTCAGAAAAACTATAAGAAGAGAATATATACGAATCTTGTGAAAATTTGTATTCACTTAAATTTTTTATTGAAAAGCTTACACTCACTGAATTGTTATCTGGAACTAAACAATCTATATATTTCTTTTGAAATATAACAACATCATTAAGATCGATTAATAAGTATTTATTAATTTTTATTCCAAAGTACTCAAAAAGTTTTAATAAAATTATACATTGTCCACCATATCCACCGCCGATTTCGATGAATTCAAAATTATTTAGATTGTTAGTTTGTATATGTTTAATATTTAAAAGGCCAAAATATATATATTTTAATGTATTTGGGCTACATTTTGGAATCGTATCATGTATTTTATATACAGTTGGATTTCCCATACTATCATTTAGATTTATTAAACTAATTAAAAAATCTCTATTTATCATTTTTAAATCTATTATTGAATTAAAAAAAAATATACCACATTTTTGTTGGATTTCTCCCAAATGTTCTGTCATATAATTAAAATCAATGTGATTTTTAAAAATTTCTAAATTAGCTATTTTCAAATAATCATTATATGGTTTGTAATCTTTTACTCCCTTACCAAAATTTGTCAAATAAACATCAGTCATAATATAAATAATATATTATCTATTATTTATATTTATGAAATACTTAATTCATTATTAACCATTCATTATTATAAATATCTCTATGTGTTTCTCCCCAATATTTGGCAGGATTAAAATAATTATTTATCATTTCTACTTCTGTAATTTCTTTTATACCTAATTTTTTAAACTCTTCTTTTAATACAAAAAAAGCATTATCGCTAAGAGAAGTAACGAATTCATAACCCTTTTTTTTCATTAGTCTATAAAATGCCAACATATTAGCACCATAATAACCATTTAATGTTCTTAATGCGGGATTATGTTTTTCTTTTGGAGTATAACGCAGATTCCAAGCACTTCCCTCATGACTTTCCACCGTACCTTTACCTTCTTTACAAACGAGAGGTAATTCATTTGGTAATCCAGAGGCATATTCCAAAATAATTAATCTCGGCCTTTTTTCCATTGCTTTTAAAACCCAGTAATCATCACCGTCTATATCTAGTGATAAAAAATCTACATTATTAGGAATGTCTTTTAAAAGTATATTAATATTTTTGGATGATATTAACTCATATACTAACTTTTCGTCTGAACAATGTGGAGATATTTTAATATTTTTATCACCTTCTATTAATAATCTTGTAAATCCAAATTTTTTACGTAATAAATATGTATTAGATATTGATTTCCCATCATTAGCTCCCAATTCTACACAATATTTATTTTTAATACCAATTTTTTGTAAAATAGCTATTATAATTCCTTCTTCTCCATTCTGTGAATAATAGGTTTTTTTTTCCCTATTAAAAGAACAATTTTGTAAATGAATATTTGCATTCACCGCACCGTTTACTGAATTCCATCCTCCACATCGTTCTACAACATCATTCCAATTTTCTTTTGTATAGATATCATTTGTTTTAATAACATTCATTAAATTATGTATATTTAATTCTTTATATCTATAAATTTTAATAGAATTACTTCTTACACATATCCATTCTTTTGGATAGAAATTATCTTTAATTTCTTGAAGATTAGTTCTTCCTAATATTTTTTTAAAAAATGTGATAAATATATCTGAGGGATATAATATTGATTTATTTTTATCTTTATTTAAATATGCACCCCACCATCCAAGTGTAGAATGACATATTATATTATCTGAACATAATGACATTATCCATAAATCTATATAATCCAAATTATCTTCACAATAGATAAAATTATAATTTAAATTCAGTAATATTTTTTTTGATTCATGAATATTATCTGAAAATACAAAAAAATTTATTTTACTATTAGTATTTTTATATTTTTCTCTTAAAAAATCTATTGCATCTTTATAATAATTACTAGTATATCTTATAGCCCCCCAGCGCAATCTTATATGAATAGAAACATTAATAGTATCAGTTTCTTTTAATTGGTGATATTTTAAATAAATTTGTTTTAAAGATATTTCATCTGGCATAAATAAATCTTGTATTATATCTTCATACTCATGAAAATATTTATGAGATTGAAGATAACTATTTTTAATTAGCATATTTTTATTCCCATGTTTAATAATATTTGATATTAGTTGTTGATCATATATATGAGCTTTCTTCTGTTCACTAAAGATAAGGCCGATACTAGATGCTATTATACCTTTATCGATATTATGAAAATTCCTATAAATAGTAGTATCATAATTTGTTAATCCAAGATTTCCTAATTTTTTAATAAATTGACTAAGATGAAAATAATTAGGCTTGATATTATATTTCTTGGAAACGCAATATTGAAAGGCTAATTGAAACAATACATTACCCAATCCAGTATTTGATTTACATAAATCGTCACTGTTATGTGCCGTTAAATATAAGAATAGCATATATATATATATAGATGTTTATACGTAAATTAGAAAAACAAGATTATAAAGATTATATCGAATTAATTGAAGAATTTCGCCCGATAGGATTAGATATTACTAGAGAAAAATTTGAAGGAATATATGATATCATTTTTAAAAATAGTATTATATATGTTGGAGTATTAGAGGGTAGAATAATAGGTTCGGCAAAATTAATAATAGAACAAAAATTTATACATAAATTATCAAAATATGGACACATCGAAGATGTTATTGTAAATAAAAAACATCAAAGAAAAGGTATAGGACAAAAATTGATAAAACATATCGTAGATTATTGTAAAGAAAATAATTTGTATAAAATCACGTTAACTTGTAATGAAAAGTTGATATCATTTTATGAAAAAAATAATTTTGCGGTGTATCAAATTCATATGTCGCAATTACTATAGTAAAGATTTTGAATTATTAAATTATAATATGAGAAATACATCGAATTAATTGAAGAATTTTGTTTCGTCGCTTCCACCAACCGCACCACGGGCCGGCGCTGCTGGCCCTGCGCGTCATATAACCAGTTTTGCATTGAACTAACCAAACCAAATTAATATATTCATCAGCTTTTCTCATTTATTATAATAAAATATAATTAATTTACAAATTTGTTTTATATCGTCATTTTTAATAGTTATATAAGATGGTAGAAACAATCCCTTAGAACTCACGTAATTACTATTTTCAAAAATGTCTTTGTTATAATACATTTTTGTTTTATTTATTTCTCCATAAACGGGTCTTGTTGATATTTTATGCGATTTTAAAAATGAAACTAACGGTTCTCGTTTATCTGTAAAAATATCTACAAACCATGGTATCCATTCATCATTAAGAGGCGGTCGCATTTCAACAACATCTTTTAACTCTTTATAATATAAATCGAATATTTCCCTCATTCTTTTCACCCTATAGTCCATTTTTTTCATCTGTTCTATACCAATAACCGCTTGTAAATCAGTAAATTTTAGATTAATTCCAAATACTTCAAAATTATCTTTACCGCTTTCTCTTCTCCCAAAATTTTTAATCATTCGCATTTTTTTTGCCAGAATATCATCATCTGTAACGCAAAATCCACCTTGACCTGTGCTTATAATCTTAGGAGAACTTAATGAAAAACACCCGATATTGCCAAATGTGCCTAGATTTTTTCCATTTATTTTACACCCTAATGATTGCGCACTATCTTCGATTAAATAAAAATTATTTTCTTTACAAAACTCCACTAGTTCAATCATATTTTTATATCGATTATTTAATGACACGTGAATTACAGCCTTTGTTTTACTTGTAATCTTTGCTTTTATGTCATCTAAATTAAGAGTGAATGTATCTTTATCTACATCAATAATAACGGGTTTTAATTGTAACATTGTTACTGCATTTATTGTTGCTATCATTGTATAATTTGGTACAATCACTTCATCCCCTACTTTCAGATCTAAGGCCATTAAACTTAAAATAATAGCACATGTACCACTTGTAGTCATAATACATTCCTTGCAATTTAAATAGTTAGAAATTATTTTTTCTAATTCCTCTGTTTTTTTATATTCTGTAACAAATGAGTCTTCTAACATATATTTATAAGTTGCTTCGGCTTCTTCTTTTTCAAATGTGGGTCTATGCTGCATAATATGTTTCATATTATACCAATTTATCATTTCATTTATACTACTATTTTTATGAAAACATTGATAATATTTGCCAATTAACATTAATGTAGGTTCTCTTTTTCGTTGTATGTCTCTAGGGTTAGTTTTTTTTAAATCGGTAGTACTTATATATTTTATATAATCATCATATAACATAACTCTAAAATCAAGAGATATTCTTAATTTTTCTTCATTATTTGGTTCATTATAATGTGTACAAGTACTTGCATTAAAATAATATAAATCACCCTGTTTTAAATCTATACTTTTAAAATCTTTTTTATCTGGTTTAGATTCTATATATAAAGAATTTGTATTCTTCATTTCTGTAATTGGTATTAAAAAATTTTTTTCACCAAGAGGATGATTACTTAAAGAGTCACTATCTTTATGTGGTGGCACAGCGACACTTTTCATAAATTGAAAACGAACGCTTGGAAAACTTTGGAAAATCATATATTTTTCTTCTGGAAAGAACTTTTTATAAATATTTTTTATAAAATTACAATAAATTTTTTTAAACTTATCATTAGTTTTAATGTCATTATAAAATTTTGTATGTAAATCAGTATCAATTTCATTTAATCCCCCCAATTCTAATTTATCCTTTAAAAATTGATAATCTCTTGATTTTAAATGTAACATATTAAGATTTTCCTCATTATATAATTCTTTAAAATATTGAATAAATGAATGTTTTTTAATATCATATGAAAATATTTTATGGTCACCCCATGTATTTTTATGCTTAAACATTTATGATAGTATTATTATTTAATTAAATAATTATAACGTATTATAAATATGATATGTGAATATATATTGTAATTAATATGGCATCGATGGAACAAAATTAATACTTAAAATAAATTTTTTATAATTATATAATTAGTATGATTATAAAAAATATTCATCATAATGACTATGAACAATACATTAAATTAATTAATTCAAACATAACTAGAGAAGCGTATGATAAATTTATTGATAATGTATTGAATGAAAGACATCAAATTATAGTATTAGAAATAGACGGTAACTTAATAGGAACGGGAACTTTATTGATTGAACCAAAATTAACATATGGTGGATGCAAAATGGGACATATAGAAAATATATTGATTACTGAAAAACATCGTGGATCTGGGTATGGAGAACTATTAGTAAAAAATTTATTAGAAATAGCTAATGAAAAAAAGTGTTATCGTGCAGATTTAAATTGTACTAGCGAACTGGAAAATTTCTATAAAAAAAATGGATTCAAACAAAAACACATATGTATGAATGTATATTTTAAAGAAAATTTTAATTAAATATATAACACTATACTGATTTATAATGTTATATTACTCTGTTGCTCATTATTATGATAAATATGGTTTCTGTAAATATAATAATATTAAATGCCATATAAAAGCCTTTCTAGATATAAAAAACGAACAAAAAGAGTTTATTCTTATTAGTTTTATTGATACGCCAAGAGGAGATAAACGTTATGAAGAGATTAAAAGGCATTTGGAAGATATATATAAAAAGTGGCTCGGAGATAATAAATTTGTTGTATTTGTTAAATATAATTGGGGTGGCACAATTGCTGCTTTGTGGTATACATATTTATATCTTAAATCAATTAATGAAAATAATGATGTATGCATTGCCCATTTTGAGGAAGATTTTCATCCCACTAATAATGAATGGTTTATACACAGTAAAGATCTATTAAACTCAACTAATTACATTTATATTGGGGAGCACATTCCATCTTCAGATCCAACACAAAATCAAAAAAATACAAAGGTAGTAAAAAACGATACTAGATGTCAAAATGGGTATATGTTTAAGGATGTATATGCAAAATATAATTGTAATATTATTGATAGTAAATATACTGATGGGGGGTATTATTTTTCAACATTAAAAAATTTGAAATTAATTGAAGAAAAAATCGGTATATTTCATAAAGGTGATCAAAATACTAAATGGGATCATAAAATAGATGGAATAGTATTAGGTGAAGTAGGCTTTCCATCTCAAGTTGCACAATATTATGACTTTATAGGGTTAGATAGAATAAAATATTTTTCACACGAATATTAGTTGTACGTAGAAACAATAATATCTAATAAAATAAATAATTATATAAAAATATAAATAGTAAAAATTTATAATATGAAAATTATTATAACAGGCGGAACTGGATTTTTAGGTAAACGATTGTGTCGCAAATTAGAAGAAAATGATCATGCTATAATGAGTTATGATATTGTTAATGGATATGATATATTAAATGTTGAACAAATGGAAGAAACAATCAAATCATTTAAACCCGATACTATTATTCATCTAGCTGCTTGTGCAGATTTAAATATTTTTGCTAAGAAACCAGAAATATCATATAAAATCAATGTTATTGGAACAAGAAATATATTGAAATTGTGTCAAAAATATAATGCAAGATTATTATTTGCTTCAACTTGCTGTTGTTATGGTAATAATGAAACACATCCAACAGATGAAACATCACCAACTTGTCCAACAGAACCTTATGCAAAATCAAAAAAAAAGAGTGAAAAAGATATATTGGAAGTTGGATTACCACATTGTTGTATGAGATTAGCTACTTTTTATGGACCTGAAATGAGAGCTGCATTAGCTCCAGCAGTATTTATTGACAAAGCACATAAAAATGAAACAATCGAAGTTCATGGTTCTGGAAAACAAACAAGAACATTAACTTATGTTGATGATATTGTTAGTGGTATTATTACAATTGTTGAAAATAAACCAAAATATACTATTATAAATGTAACAACAGAAGAAATTACAAGTGTATTGGATATGATAAAACAAGCGAAAAATTTAACAGGTAATAAAGTAAAATGTATTAATGTCGTAGATCGCGAAGGACAGATTCACGAAGAAATTATTCATTCAAAAAGATTACAATCTTTGGGATGGAAATGGAAAACAACTTTTGAAGAAGGTATGAAAAAATCATATAAGTTTTATTTAAAAAATGAAGAAAAATGGTAATCTATAAATTAATCACATTATGCCAAGAAGGTTGTCCACAAAAATCGGTGCCGGCATAATTGTAATTTTTTAATTTATAATTTTGCCAAGAACCAAAATAGGGTCTGTTATAATCTGCTATACCAGCAATAGCATCCAATCCGTGACCCACATCAATAAATATACCATTCGGTTTTACTTTTTTTAAACCATATAAAAATTTTAGTTTTGATACGCCCGCTCCAATTAAATAAATTTTACATTCGCTTTTTTTAACATTTTCATATATATATTTTTCCAAATTCTCATTTTCTAATGCAGCTCTTTGAGGTATATCAATATAATCTAGAAAATAATCATTATGTATGAACCGCTGATATTCTTTATGTTTCATTAAATTTTTTATAATATCTAGTTTTTTTCCATTTCCAATAAATCCTATTTTATTGGAAAATGCTTTTAAAAGCCACTTATTTGCAACTAATCCATATATAATATCTAACGGCATATCCATTTTTTCATTTTCATTATAATTATTAGAAAAAATGCTTCTATTTTCTAGAAGAAAATCTAATTGTCCAGATTTGTTATATTCGTTATAAACATTCTTGTAATGAATTAAATCCCATATCCAATTTTTAAAATCTTCACCAATTTGTGTAGTAATGTAATCACACTCACTCATACTTTTTAATAATTTAATCCATGTTTCTTTTGATTGATTCATAGTATAATGTCGGTGTAATACTCCCCTTGTAATAATTCTTCCTTTTTTCTTATAAGGTACTAACAAATTAAATAAACAATGTTCTGCATGCCCCATCCTCAAAATTAAAATGGATTTATTTTTTTCATTACATTCTATTAATTTTTTTTTAAAAATTTCCATATCCTCCTGAAAAGTCTTCCAAAAATTTTTGTCTGTATAAGGATGTCTATGTTGTTCAGGATCAATATTGCTAGTACCTGGTATTTTATATAAACTAATCATATACTTATTAATTTATATTTGTCTTTAATAATGTTATTCTTCTAACCATTTCCTATTTTTCAGTGTCCATTCAACCATTTTTCGCAAAGATTCCTCAAAATCCACTGGCAAATTAAATCCCATATTAAACAACTTGCTACCATCCAATCCATATCGTAAATCGTGGCCTGGACGATCAGCGTGAAAATTAACCATTTCATATTTTAGCTCTTTGCCGACGAATTTGGCGATCAATTGCGCCATCTCCAGATTACTCACCTCCTTCTCACCTGATATGTTATACTTCTCTCCTATTTTTCCATTATTTATTAAGAAAAGAACAGCTGCAGCAATATTTCGCCCATGAATATAAAAACGTGTCCCTGATCTTTTTTTATCCGAATATGCGTGTATATTAATTTTTTCGTCGTTCAATACTTTTTTTATACATAAAGGAATAAACTTTTCCACATGTTGTCGTTCTCCAAATGCATTCATTACATTAACTATCATTAATGGAACTTTATATGTATTTTCATACGCTATGCATATTTGTTCGGCAGCCGACTTCGATGCAGAATATGGATTGGTTGGTTTGTGTCTCTCCCATTCTTTAAATAATTTGCCATTCAGTGCAGGACCAAATACTTCATCTGTACTGAAATAAAAGAAAATTTCAAGCTTTGTAAGTTCCCGCGCATACTCTAAAAGATGAAAAGTACTCATTATGTTGTTGGTAATAAATAGTTCAGGGTTGCGAATGCTATTATCTACATGAGTTTCAGCCGCCATATGTACAATGTAATCAACCTCTCCTATTTCCTTTTTTAATCCATCGGGAATGGGATTACTTAAATCATTAGTAAATACTTTTACGCGCGGAGTATTCAAAGTTCCTGTATCACGAAGTCTCTCAAAACCATTACTTGCATAAGTTAATTTGTCAATAATAATAATATTCCACGTAGTATTTAAAACAACATGTTCTACAAAGTGATGTCCTATGAATCCACAGCCTCCTGTAATTAAAATAGTTTTTGACATTATTATAAATAAAAAGTATCCTCTAAATTATAAATTGAATTAGAATATTTCTTAAGAATACATGCTAACTCATCATGTATCATTACCTCCGTCGTGTCTTCCGCAAACAGCCAAATTCTTATAAACTGAATCGAACGATAAGTGGACTTGATAAAAAGCATATAGAATCACGTAGATATATTGACCCCAAAAACACGAAGTTGACCGAATTAAGCACTTCTCTCAAACTTTTAAATATATTTGGCGAAGGAACCTTGTCCAAATATTCTACGTCTATAGATTATAACACTTGTTTTGTAAATCTCTGGTGTGGCGGAGTATGGAACCAACTTAAAACTCCACACCTTTCATATCAAAAGCAGTTGAATCCTTCTGTTCTCTCGAAAGCGAATAATCCCCCACCCGCTTCTCAAAGAAATTCGTCTTCCCCTCCATCGAAATCATCTCCATAAAATCAAAGGGATTACTTGTATTATAGATCTTATCATAACCCAATTGCACAACCAAACGATCCGCAACGAATTCAATATATTGCCTCATCAGTTTGGAATTCATACCGATCAAACGACACGGGAGCGCCTCGCAAATAAATTCTTTCTCAATGGTAACAGCCTCTTTAATGATCTCATATATACGCGCTTTTTTCATTCTCCTATTTAACTTTTTATATAGCATTACCGCAAATTCAGTATGCATACCCTCGTCTCTCGCTATCAACTCATTCGAAAATGTAAGACCCGGCATCAACCCACGTTTCTTTAACCAATAAATAGAACAAAATGCACCACTGAAAAAGATACCCTCAACACACGCAAAGGCCACGAGACGCGTTGCAAAAGAAGAGCGCTTGTCATTTATCCATTTTAACGCCCAATCGGCCTTCGTCTTTATACAAGGAAAGTTGTCCAAGGCGTGAAATAATTTATCCTTTTCCGTCTCATCTTTAATATACTTGTCAATCATCAAAGAATATACTTCACTATGAATATTTTCCATCATTATCTGGAAACCATACGCTGCCCGCGCCTCCGGGAGTTGCACTTCACTCATGAAGCGCATTGCCAAGTTTTCTAATACAATTCCGTCGCTCGCTGCAAAAAATGCCAAAATCATCTTAATAAAGTGCTGTTCCTTATCATTTAACTTCTCCCAATCGCCGCAGTCCTTCGAAAAATCAATTTCTTCGGCCCGCCAAAAGCAATCCATCTGTTTTTTGTAACTTTTCCAAATATCTATGTCCATAATTGGAAACATAACGTAACGATGCGGGTTTTCCGCCAATAAGGGCTCGTGTGCTGTTTTTGACATCCTAAATATTCTATATGATAATATTTTATATTTGTTTAATAATTATATTACACTACATAATATATACATATTGTAAATTTTTCTTTTATTTATTGGTCTCTTGTAAGGAATAGGTTATTTGCTTAAAAAATATTTCTCAAATATAGTATATATGGAAATTGCAGAGCGTGATAGAAAATTTTTATTAATTCAAAAAGCCATGAGAGCTAACCAAGAGCATATTATGCAAAAGTTTAATAAATTAGAAAAAATGAACAAGGAGAATGAGTTTTTGAATACTATTTATGAGGATTACAAGAGATACCATACCCATATGCTTGAGGAGAAGAAAAGACAAAAATGGCAATTAGAATTGCTCGTTCAGTATTTAGAGATGTCGATGCGGATGGCGGGTTTAACAGAAAATGCGGTACATAAAGCGAAGAGTGAACAATTACATATATTAAGCGAGTTAGACAAAGTGAGAGATGAGTTAAATACCTTGGTGCATTATAAGGATTGATACTTTATCATTATTGATATAATATCGATGTATATATATATAGATGGCTTTACCACATAATCTACCTGCACAATTTCCGCCCGGTCCACTTCCTGAAGCTGGAGCGGCGCCAGATAATGAACCTAATCCTGCTGCAGCCTTGCTTTTGGCCGGTGAGCGTCCAGGCAATGAGGCTCATTTTGGTCCTAATAATGAATTCTTACCCTCGTCTAATGAGGTTGTAGATAGACAATTCTATAATAGCTTAAATCGCGTTCGTTTACTCGGTGATCGCGCAAACGCGTTAATTGGACAATCGTATAATTTTCGGCGGCGTTTGATGGACAAGATCCAACGTATGCGGCGCTTGGTCTATTTTATGCGGGCTGTTGTAACCAATATACGAGATGCCCTTGAACATGGTGGTGAAGGTGCAGGGCAAGCTGCAGCTGTAGCATGCAGCCATGAGATAGCGGATGCATTGGCAGCAGAGCGGCGCGGAGTTATAGCCGCATTGGATCCATTAAGCGATACTCTTTTAAGGTCTTTGGTGGAATTACTGCAGCATCCAGGTTTAGACGTGGATAATATTCTTGCAGCGCTACAAGATGCGGTGGCGGCATGGAATACTGAGGTACATCGTCTTGTTGCGATATTGCCAGCTGAGCGGCAAAACGCTCCGCCTGCGCCGCCCGCGCCTCCAGGTGATGGCGGCATGGCAGCGCAATGGACAGCCGCAGGAGGACCCAACCCGCCGGGGCAGCAGCCTGGACCTCTTCCAGCGCAGGCACCAGATATACGCGGCGATGATGAAATGCATGGTAATATTGGTGCTGCAGAAGCAGCAACACGAGCACCATATCCTTATGGTGCCCCGCCGGCAGCGGGTGATGCGAATTATGCGTATCAACAAGGACCCGTAGCACCCCGTGCGCCGCGAGACGCTGCTGCCCGCGCTCAATTCCGGGCACAAATGGCGGCGCGGGCAGCAGCTGCCCCCGGCGCCCCACCGCCGCCCGGCGCTGGCGTTCCACATGCGGGTCCACCGGCACCGGCGGCGGCGGCTGCTTTCCGCGCGGCGGGGCGTGGGGGACAGGGCGGCGGTTGGACGCCAACGGGAGTTAGAAAAAGAAAATCACACCGAAAGAGACATGGTAAGAAGGGGAAAAAACATAAAACCAGACACAAAAAGAAAAAAAGGCATAAAAGAAGGCGCAAAACAAGATATCGCCGCCGCCGGCGCACTAAGCATCGCCGCTGATCAGTTTAGAAGGCCATGCTCCATTCCTTTCGCGATAGTATAAGAATTTAGATGCTTTCTCTCGAGCTTTTTTCCGATCTCGGAGGATATTTTTCCAATGGCGCTGAAATATGCGGAGCCAACAGGTTTTAAGGATAGCCACACACTCTCCAGTACTCAAATATTCGGATTTTATGATCTGCAGATCATGATATCGTTTTGCTAATACTTGTTCCCAATAACTTCGAATGGTTGGGTGTGCTGGATATCCTTCCTCCTCCTCGAAATGTTTATAATTTATCATATCTAAAAGAGTTGTATATTCACCCGTCTCAAACTCTTGGAGTGTAATTAACCAAGTAACGAGAAAATGTCCACCCCAATTGAGAGATGTTCCGTGAATATTAGGATGAATGAGCTCACAGATAGCTAATTGAGGTTGTTGCATTGATATCTTATGGAGAGAAGGTAACTATTTATATTATCAATTTTTTTGTCAATGATATATATATGGCTTCTGGAATGAAACTAAAAAAGATATTGAATAGTAAGTATGTTTTATATGGCGTTCTCCTTGTTGCTTTGGCAAATGTGGTAGGATATATTTCGGTTGGTGATTATGATTCATTGATATTTTTCTGCGTCATTGGATTGCTCTCAAGCTACTTTAGTAAAAATATGATTATTATTTTAACAATTTCTGTTCTTGCCACTAATATAGCTTTTGCAAGTGATCGTGTTCGTGAGAAGAAAGTGCGCGAGGGAATGAAGAATAAAGGAAAAAAAAAGGAGGATCTTAAAAAGAAAAAAGAAGGATTAAAGGCAAAGAAAAAGAAGGAAAATTACACACAAAAAAATGTGCCTCCAAGTGTCCCAGCGCCCGCTACTGAATCAGAAGAAGATGGTGCGATTGGCAAACGTATTGATTATGCGTCAACAATGGAAAAAGCATACGATAATCTCTCTAAGATGTTGGGTCCCAAAGGATTGGATGGGTTGTCAACAGAAACAAAAAATTTAGTTGAACAACAGAAAGGGTTATTGAAAAATTTAAATAATATGGCGCCAGTGCTTAAAAGCGCCAAAGAAACTATGGACTCATTAGGTGGTAGTATGCCGAATTTAAAGAATTTAAATGGGCTGATGGAAAAATTTGGCTCGTTGATGGGCAATAAATAATTATACATTATAGTGAAAAAGATATAGTGTATATGTATATGCCGAGACGATGCCCCAAGGGTACAATATGTATTGAAAATATGACATTTATATTTTTAATAATCCTAATAACTTTAGCGATTATGTATTATCTTAATAATCAGCGCTATAAGGCTGCACCAGCAAATATAGTCATTCAAAAAACAGCCACTCCTCCTCCCGCTCCGCGCTTTATCGGACACCCAAGCGTTTTATTAAATCCCTATGCTCCACCTTTGAGAGATACAACCTTTTTTAGAAGTTCTTATGGTATACCCATCAATATACAAACACGAGGACTTAATACATCGTACCGACAAGTAGGTCTTCTTACCCGTATTAATGGCGCTGAAACCATCCTCCCAGTTATGGGAAGACCATTACATGTAAATCGCAACAAATGGCAATATTATACAATGAGTGATAAGAATAATAGTGTGAAATTGCCTATTAGCCTTAAGGGTAAAAGTTGTACTAATGAGTATGGGTGTGACTGCCTGTATAATGGTGATAGTGTCTATGTAGAAGGTTATAATGATTCTTTTAAGGTGACGATGTACGATAATGATAATCCGCAATATATACCTTTTTTATAATTTATATATATAGAATGACAACTATAACTGAGCTAAGCAAAGAATTAGAGATAATAAAGAGAAAGTTAGAAATATTCAAAAAATTGAAAATAAATCATAAAATAATGGAAGATACCTATAGACATACACTTTATTCCATCGCACCGGGATATTTCCAATCATGGGCGCGCTGGTGGCAGGGAGAGAACCAAAAGAAAACATATACTCATTTAGGTACTTATTTTACTGAATTTACGAAGTTATTGGATAAACAGCTTGCCTATATTCGTAGAAAGAAAGAATCGGATATAGTTATCTTAGGTAAACGAACGACTATTTTCATCAATAGTATTATACCGGGTATTCATACGTTAAAAACTACTTATCCGAACTTTGATGATTTACATGCCAAAGTGGATAGTATAATATTAGTATTATTGGATTTTAATAATGAATTTCGCCGTGAGAGTTATGGTGCCGTGAAGCGTCTGCGTTCACAAAGTTTTGAAATGTAAAGCATTATATTTATTTTATTATTAGTATTAATAAAATAAGTAATTTATCTTTTTATCAAATTAACTAGGTACTGCACTGCCTTTGACCGGTGTGCCTTTGACCGGTGTGCCTTTAACCACTGGAATTCCTTTAGCTACAACCTTTTTCTTTTTAGGCGTTGTAGTTTGCATCGCGTCGTGTACATGTTCTCTCATACGAGTAGCTGTAACTCCGCCACTCCCCAGCTCAACCCCTCCTTCTGTCGGCATAACTATTTTAACAATCATAGTGCGATCTTTTTCGGGAATACAATTAAGAGAGCGTTTGTGAGGCTTAGAAGCGGATCCTGGTAATAAGGATTCTTCGCCAGCTACTCCTGACCCACCAGGTTCCGGAGTAGCTGAAGCAGCAGCAGCTGCGGGAGTATCTTCAATAGCAGCAGCTGCGGGGGTATCTTCAATAGCAGCATCTGCGGGACCAGCAGCAGCTACCGCTGCAGGACCAGCTGCCGCTGCAGGATCATCTGCAGCGGCTGCTGGTGCAGGGGCGGCGCCGGTGGGAGTTAGCACGTCGCCGAGATCATCTGGAGTCTTGGGAGTCAGGGGGGCTCCAACCACCTTTCCATCGGCAGGCGCCAATGTACTTGGAGAAGGTTCGGCACCCGAGGCATCAATATGTGGCTCGGAGTCAATAATATGCGGCCAGTTATGCTTCTGGAGATCTTTCTTAAATTGTATTATTTTGTGCTTAACCACAGGATCGTATTTAATAACTATATCGCCAGCTCCGCCGTGTTGGCGCCGACGTCGCCTTGAGTGCCGCCCCGCGCCGCCTCGCAATTTTTTTCCCCGGCGCGTCTTCTTCGAACTCTTCTTTTTCTTCGCCTTCGCCGCCATCGTCGCGGCGACGTCTTTCAGCTTGGACTTCTTTTTCTTCGTCTTGTTCTTACCCTTCTTCTTACTTTTAAGTGTGCTCCTTTTTAAATTTTTGGCATCTTTCGACGTTGGCTTTTTTGAAGAAGATCTCACCTTGGGTGAAGCACTAGCAGGTGATGTGCTGCCCATATGTGGCGCAGGCGTCGGGGTAAAAGGAACCTTTTGTGCACCCGTCAAAGGTGCTGGAGTTTTAAGCTTGATGCTAACGTGGCCTTTTGTGTCAAAGTCTATACTAGGTAATTTATTTCTATGAATGGTCTCAATTACATGTTTTTTATGAGTAAGAAGCATTATCATATCCGGGCTGACTTTAAAAGTTTCGAAAGGGACATATCTTTTTCCTTTATGTAGCACCAATACATTTATTTCGGCTAGTGCTCGTTCGTGTCTACATTTATCTATTTTCTCTTTATATATTTTTTCAAGCTCTGCTAACTCTTTGCTTTTACCCTTGCAGTCCTTTTCTTCTATATGATGTATCGCCTTGTAGTCGGGGCATAGAGCTGCCCTAACTCTCTCTGGATCACACCCTTTTTTGAAAGAACTTGGCGCAGGTGCAGCACTAGCAGGTGATGTGCCGGGCATCTTACTCTTTTTTGGTGTTGTTTTTGGCGTGGGAGTGAGTTTTTTTGGCTTACAATTTTTCTCAGCGCGCACCTTGCACGCACCGAGACCAGCTTCCCCCGGCTTCATATCGCAACATTTTTTCTTTTCAGTTTGGCACACTGATGCCGCCTTGAATTGGTTATTTATTTTTTTCAACTGCTCCTTGTTTAGCCCTTGGCCGCGATGTTTATCTTGGTGACAGGCCAAGCTCATTTTGTGATAATCTTTCTTAAGCTCGTTTCCACATTTTGCATTAGGGACTTTTTTAGCTGCAGTCGCGCACTTTTCGTATGCTGCATCAAATGAATATTTGGGGGGGGCTTTCTTTTTTCCCTTAGCTTTATCCTGTTGAGCTTTAATGTTTGCATGATATTGGGCTCGTGTAGCTTTATCGTGTGCGGCTTTTGCCTTCGCTGCTGCTTGTTCTGCTGCTTTTTCTCGCTTTTTTGCGGCTGTGATAGTGTCCTTGGCAGCGCCGGCATTTTTTTCTGCAGGTAGTGTTCCTGTTTCTTTTCCTACCGCGACCTTGTGGGCCTTATTTTTAGCTTTATTATAGAGTACAATTGCTGTCGCGGTGTGCTTGCTGGCATTTTTCGTTAAAGCTGCTTTTTTCTTCCACTTGGCAGCGGCGTCGCGGATGGCGCGTAAGTGATTTACATTGTCCTTCACAGATTTTATATGACGGGCGGTTACACGTGATTTTTTTCTAGTAGCTTGGGCTCTTACCAAAGCTTGGATCTTAGTGGCTGCTCTATGTTTTGTCGCAGATAATTTTTCAGCTTTTGCGGCTGCTTTTTCTTGCTGTTCACTTTTATGAATTTTTTCTTGCTGTGCTACTACCGCTTGTTTCTTTTTATCCTCTAATTTTTTCATATGTTTATTCTGTATTTCCGTTTTCATCAGCCTGCGCTTAGCACGTCGGATCCTCCAGTTTGATTGGATTTTGGAAGCAGCTGCAGCGCCGGTGACGGCACCGAGAATTTTTTTCCTATGCTGCCTCGCCTGCCTTTGCTTCTTTTTTCTGGTTTTTCTCTTTCGGGCATCTCTCCGCCGTTTTTTCGAGGCAGTTTTCGCGCCACCGCTTCGGCGACCTTTTAATGTTTTAAGGCGAAGGCGGCTTCTCAATTGAGCTCGCCTAAAACTTCTCTTATTTTTCCTGTTCCTTTTCCTTTTAATTATTCGATATTTTTTTGATTGTGGCATTATATACATAATTTTATATTTTTTTATTATTTAGTTATATTAAATGGCAATGATAACAGGTTCTTCTTGTGATAATGCTACATCGCCTATAAATATAACATCGACCGCTACCAAATGTACAAGTATATGTAAATATAAGTACAAATATGCTATCAGTGATTGTGTTCTAACGAATGACGGCGACTACCTCGGTATTCAAGCCACACAAAAGGGTAATAATGTCTATTTTAACAATGCAATATATAATGTAGTCGGTGCCCGGATATATACGCCCTCTCTACACACATATAATGGAACACATGCTGATGGTGAACTTATTATAGATCATGTAGGCGGTGGTAATAATCTTTTAGTCTGTATCCCCATCAAGGTGAGTGGGTCAGCTTCTACAGGAGGATCGAGTTTTTTTCACTCCTTTTTGCCATATGTGCCGCAAAAAAAGGGTGGTGTTGCTAATGTGAATGTTTCGAATTGGTCATTCAATAGTATCATACCGCCGGGCAAATATTATTTCTACAATGGAACAGCTCCCTACCCCCCTTGCACGGGTGCATATAATATTATTGTTTTCGATTCGGATAAAGCAGTCAATGTATCTTCGACAGCATTTGCTCATCTAACAGCAGTTATTAAGAAAAATACCATAACAACTAAAGCAATACCAACTGGTGGCTTATTTGTTAACCCTACAGGGGCAGCTGATAGTGCTGATAGCGATGATATTTTTATTGATTGCCAGCCAGTCCTTACACCCGGTGCGGAATCGCCGAATCTAAAGCAAAATAATCAAGGGGAAAAGAAGAAACCACAAGGATTTGATAGTTTATTATCAAGTCCTGCTTTGGCGATCATTCTTGGTATTGCGTTGATTACGTTATTAAAGAAGATTTATAGTGCATTTTTAGATTTCATTTAAATATAATATCGGATTTGTCATATTATATTTAGTTAGTGGCATTAACACGGGCAGCATCGTATAACTTGTCTTGAACGGGCTTGAAAGTAGCCGGAGGCAGACGTGAAGGTGCCTGTGGCAACATTTTCTTAATAACTTCCTCTTCGACTGTGGGGGGGAATTGGTTCATAGCGGACAGATTTTTTGATCTTGTTTTCTCTCCTGTGGACTGCTTTGGCGGGCGGAGTACTCTTGGGAGCGCGAGTGTTGGAACGCCGACGGGTGTGCTATGATGCTCGGAATGGGCGATGAGTTTATATGCAGCGATGATACCGAGTGCACCTAGAAGTGGGTGCGCGAAGAGGAGTGCGAGAGCGCACCCAATAACAAGAATTTTACCTAGTAGTGTATTTATAAGTTCACCAAGAACTGGCGGGACACCCATATCCGCAACAATAAATACTGCCAAAAGGGTAGCCAATAAATAGTGGTGCATATCTTTTTCTACCATTTTCATGAAAGATGCCATATATCATATTGTTATATTTTTTAATTAATTAAATTGATTATTGAAGTATGTAACCAGTGCCTGTAAATGGCAACCTATCTCGGTCGCAAGGGGTATTCTATTTTAAAGGAAAATTTGGAAATTTCTGAACAAGAGCTTATTCGAAAAGAGCTAAAGGTTACTCCTTTTGTTCCTAAAAGTTCACCTGTTAAGCCACAACCTTTTAGTATTTATAGAGAATCTTCGAAAAAATTATATATACCTCGATTTTATGGTATAAAGCATTATGGTGAGCCGCCAACAAGTAAATTACCAAAGGGAGATACTATACATGTTATATTTAAAGGTGCATTACGGGAGCATCAAAAAAAGGGTTTTGAGGCATTTTTGAAATGTGCTAAAAATAGGGGTTGTGGGTTGCTGGAGTTATTCTGCGGTGCAGGCAAGACTGTGATAGCTTTGGCAATACTTGCAGAACTAGGCGTAAAGACACTGATTGTTGTTCATAAAACATTTTTAATGAATCAATGGACAGAACGCATAGCCCAGTTCCTTCCTAGTGCTCGTGTAGGTAGAATTCAAGGTGAGACCATGGATGTTGAAAATAAAGATATTGTTCTGGGCATGTTACAATCTATTTCGATGAAAGAATATCCAGCATCGCTTTTGGATGGATTTGGTTTTACAATCATCGATGAGGTACATCATATATCGGCAGAAGTATTCTCACGCGCTTTGTTTAAAGTTGTGACACGCTATATGCTTGGATTATCCGCAACAATGAAAAGAAAAGATGGTCTAACGCGCGTATTCAAAATGTTTCTTGGGGATGTAGTATATAAAAAAGAGCGTGAACACACAGAAGGCGTTATGGTAAAAGCTATACATTATGAGCATAATTCCGAGGAATATATGAAAGAGCATTTAAATTTTCGCGGGCATGTAAATTACTCATCAATGATAAAGCAGCTATGTGAGTTTATTCCACGTAGTGAATTTATAATACAGCTCTTGCAGAATATTTTGACATGGCATGATGGGCAGCAGCTTATGGTAATTGGCCATAATCGCAGTTTATTGATGTATCTTTTTGAAAGAATTAGTCAAATAGGCTTTGCAACGGCGGGTTATTATTTGGGGGGCATGAAGGAAGCAGATCTAAAAATGAGTGAGAGTAAAAATATTATAATTGCTACATATGCTATGGCAGCAGAGGGTTTAGACATTAAAACTTTGACAACGTTGGTGATGGTAACACCTAAGACGGATGTGTGTCAAGCAGTAGGACGGATATTAAGGCGACAGGCAGCCCAACATCTTGTGGTAGATATAGTAGACGCACAGCCTATTTTCAAGCGTCAATGGGCAAAACGCTTATCTTTCTATAAGAAACAACATTATAAAATATATGAGTCCACCAAAGATATATATATGAAGGATGAATGGGAGGAATTGGAGGGACGCAAGAAGCGTTCAAAGAAAGCCAATATGAAGAGCAATCTACATATTGGTAAATGTTTGATTTTGGATGATTAGCGGCGGCGACGGCGGCGGCGACGGCGGCGACGTGACCGGCGACGCGAACGGCGGCGGCGTCCTCCACATTGAGCTTTTGTATAAGGTGTCTTAATAGTTGGTGCTTTTGGGATAGGACTAACATCGGCGTCAAGAACGGGTGCGGCTGATCCTTTGCCTGTGTAATGGTTGTAGTTATCAACGCAGTTGCCTGTACCACATGCGTCATTGCGAGCGTAGGTAGGTGGGTTGGCTGTCTGCCAATTTCCCCCATTGGGGGTCGCATATCCCGGTGTGCTTGGGATATCAGAGCCCCACTGCGCATAACCACCACGCTGTGCGCGCCTGCGTGTGCGGCGGCGGCGGCGGCGCGTGTGGCGGCGGCGTGTGCGGCGGCGGCGTGTGTTGCGCTTATTACGCTTATTACGCTTCTTACGACGCCGGCGACGGCGACGAGTTCCACCACACATAGCATGGCATTCAGCCGTGATGGGAGGGTAGTTGGTAACTCCGGCCTTACCTAAGGCGGCAGCATTTTTGCCGGTAAACCCATAATAAGGTGTACCGCCCGCGCAGCATGCTTTCCCGCCGCCGCGCTGTGGTGGAGGAGAATGTACGTGTTGCTTCCCAATAGGTCCTGTAGAGTGAACTACAGCTGGTTGTTTGTCTGTACTGCAATTAGAATAGGACTTGATTGGCATGACGCCAAAACCAGGGGTACCTTTGGGATTGAACCCATAACCCCCGCCACGCTGAATATTATGATTTTTACCCGTTAATATACCTTGAGGTCCTGGCACTACCTTTTTATTTGTGTAAAATTGGGTGTGGACATTATATTTGTTAGCCATTGTATATAATAGCCAACTATTTTTTTTCAAAAATCGTTATGTCTTGAATTTTACTAATTTGTGCATCAGAGAGAACTTCTAAGGGAATCCAGCGCTTAAATCTTCTGGAATAAACGCACTTCATTATATATTTCCTTTCTAAATAAGCATATTTAGATGGAGATATATTTTCAAACTCGTCTTCATCGTCGCTTTCCTCGAGCGCATCGAGGTTCCTATTTTCTTTAATTTCCCTAAATAATTCATTCATCATAACACTTGACTTATAGGATGGTATATGTAAATATCCATATTGTATTAAATCTCCGGCTTCATCGTAGCAATAAACCTTATATATATCAGGTAGATATGAAGCCGTTATCTGCAAGTTAGCGTTGTAGTGCTGATGAAATCTCTGGTTAAGATAATTACTATGTTTATTGAAGAAACGATGTTGAAGCCATATTGGAGTATATGGACATGAACTGATTTTCTGAATGATAGTTTCATAATTTGTATCAATAACAGGTAGATTAAACATGAGACCATTACCTGGTATAATAATTTTACCTATGTGATATTTTAAAATCTGATAAGTAATATTTAACTTTTTAATTTGACTAAATAGCTGAGCATTTATATCTTTAAAGTAATATAGATCCTCAATTATAAAGAAAGAATGGTTTTTTTGGGAAAATATTGTTCCATATACTATGGTTCCTCGTCCACCACAGAGAGAGGAGTCGAAACAACAGGAGCGGATTGTGATATCTGCAATTTCTTTTTTTTGTTGCAGTTCGAGTAAAATACATAGATTTTTTCCATTATATTGTCTGAACCATGCAAAATATTTTATGCCTTTTGGTATAAGAAGACAGAAATCGGATTGATAAACTTTGTTATGGATATTTCTCTCATAATAAAGTTCTGTAACAGGAAAGGTACTGATTATGTTTTGTTTATCTTTTAAACTTAACTGCATTACTAGTCTATATTATATATTTTTTAACTCATAATTGTTCATAATTATTACTGAAGAAGTCATATTTTTCAGCGGGTGCCATATCCTGTTGCGGTTGCGTTGTTTCAAGACCTTTTAGATAATTCTTCAATTCTAGTTTCATATCTACCCCTTCGTCTTTCTTAGGTTTTAAGATTGTGCTTTCTTTGGCAGTATTTGTTGAGAGAGAAGCATATATTTCTTTGTATTTTTTTTCCGGTCTCTCTACTAAATCCTTTATTTTGGGAACAGTAAGATTTGTCTTAAAGAAAACATATAAGTAATGAATTAAAATTATTATCACTAGGGATATAACGGCATTTGAAATTACCCAAAAAAACATTATATATTGTTAATATTACTTAAAATGGGATAGAAACGAAAGAATATCTTTCTTAAGAAATTTATTATCATGGTCATATGAAGATTCGAAATAGAAATCCCGTATTCGACCATCGAATTTTTCTATAACGAAGGTTGTTTTACTCTTTTCATGTAACTTATATTGTTTTTTATATATTACAATTTCTTTACAATGTATAGGAATTTGCATTACCCGTGATTTTTTGGTCATAGTATATCCAGCTATTATGAGATCATGATTATCTATATAATTATGAATATTTTGGGCATATGGTGTTATTACAAGTTTATAATCATACATTTTATCGCCAATTAAATGTATGATTCCACTATGGGTCAATATGAGATGCATAGTCTTATTAGTTTCAATAAGTGAAGTATTTGGTGTAACATGAGGATTTGTAAAGTTGGAGAGATAGTATCGCATTATTAAATAGTAGATAAAACTATTTAAACCATTTCATATTTAAGATAATATACGATGGTAAAGATAGTTATTATTAATCGTTATGGCGAAACAAAAACATTAACATTATCCTCCTTAAAATATGATGAATTGTATAAAAAATGTAAGTTTCGTAAAAAAGAAGATTTTGAGAAACGGCATACGTGGAAGTTAAAATGGAACAAGACATATATTTTTGTCCAACTATTCGGGAAGGTGGTGGGTCGCGCCCCTACAATTAATAAGTATGAGCTACCGCCTCCTTTGGATAAGATATTATTTTATGGATCGATGGCGATTGTTGCTTCTTCGGATGAAGAAGGTAACACACCAGTAGATTGCACTACTGATCAATGGCAGATTTTATATGAGAGATTATTTGGTGGATTTGAGGATTTGGAGGATGAAGATACATCAGAGGAGGAATTTATACCACCGGCATTGCGGGCGCAACATGGTTATTCGAAAGAACATAATTTTATTGTTAATGACAATGAGGCTATAGAATATGATAGTCCGAGTGAATCTTCGGAGGATGAATATGAATTTTCAGGTGGCGACGGCGCGGAGGATGCTGAGACGCCACCACTGCTTGAGAGCGGCTATAATTCAGACTTGGAAGGGGGCGCGGAATCCGTCGATGGTGGTGAGGATGCTGAGGCAGAGGAGGAAGAGGAGGCAGAGGAGGAAGAGGAGGAAGAGGAGGATACAGACGATAACTCTGAGTTAGAGGAGGAGTCTTATGTCTCTGAGCAATAAGAAAATTGATAAAGAAATTAAAGATATATATAAAATAATATATTATGAAGGTTACGGATCCAGCAGTTTTTCGTAAAAAAATTAGAGACCAAATCAATAAATATTTAAAAAATGATTCTTGGTCTATAAATCTGGAGAAGGGCATATTTAATTATGCAATTGGCGCGGCAAGAAAACGGAAGGTAGTACGTAAATGGGATTGTAGTAATTTTGTGCTCCTGTATACCAATAAAGTAAGAAATATTATTGATAATATCAACCCGGATAGCCATGTTTGCAATAAAGATTTACTTAGTAAGATAAATAAAACAGAGTTTTCAATGCATAAATTGGCTTTTATGAATCCACGTGATCTATATCCCGAGCATTGGCAAGAGTTAGTGGCTGCTAAAATAAATCGCGATAATCATTTATATGATGAAGATTTGGCATCGGCAACCGATGAATTTAAATGTTATAAGTGTAAAACACGGAAATGCACATACTACCAGTTACAAACTAGATCTGCGGATGAGGCAATGACGACTTTCGTAACATGTTTGAAATGCGGGAATCATTGGAAATGTTAATATTATATTTTATCTTATAATATTAATGGCAACAGATATTTCCTGTAATTGGCAAATATATCAACAACGCTTTCCTTATGGGCGTTGGAATAATACAAATAGCAATTTAAAATTATATAAAAAAACTATCTGTCGGGATCCAAGTGGTAATCGGCCACCCATTGTTAAACAAACGCGAAATTTATTTTTGAATACTGCTGCTCGTATGTCACAAAAGCAGATGTATGCTTATTTAGTACGCAATGGAATAGGTCCTAATACACGCTAACTTAATAATTGATAATTTCTAAATCCTCTATACGCCAATACTCACTGGCACCATTTGGTAATGGTCGTCGAATAATAAAGGGAATCGTTTTTGCCTTTAGTTCCAGTTCCGCAATGACATAACCATCAATAACATCTTTATCAACACTGACGAAGATTTCACTACCATTGTTTATCTGTGTCGTTCTTAGACCAAGGATTCTTGTTCTTTCATATTTAGTCATAAATGGGAGGGTCGTGTGCAAAATATCGATTATCCTACCTTCGCCATTTCTAGTGACTTTGGAAAGTGCCAAGAGTTCACTAAAATTTATTTGTTTTGTTTCTGGGTGAAATTGTTCTAAATATTCTCTTTGTACATCCTGTTCAAGTTTTTTAAAGGCATTTTCATCATCCGATTCATCCTCTTCGTCGGTCTCTTCGTCGATAGGGGAGTCTGCTACTTCCTCTGATGACGCGAGGGTTTTTTCCTTTATCCACTTAGCAGCGCGTAGCAGTTTACGTTCTTCTTCAGAAAGATCAGATTTCCTTGACGTAAATCGTAGAAAGTCAGTACTTATGCAGTTTTCTGGAAGTTCTAACTTTAATTCTTTGAGTTTATCTAAATAACGCCGACCATCTTGTTTACTACGAATTCTACCTCCTTCTGTCAGAATGTCTTTTTCTTTTAGAGATGGATACTTATGAAGTAGTTCAGGAGGGGGATGAATATACATGTCTACGTGTTCGGGATCATTATCTCGCTCTACAATTTCTTTATGATAACCTACACAAGGTATATTATTGGGTCTTTCTGTGAGTTTCCTATATTCTTCTTCATCTTCTTCAGCCGCCCCTTCATCTTCTTCAGCCGCCCCTTCATCTTCTTCAGCCGCCCCTTCATCTTCTTCGGCCGCCCCTTCTTCCTCCTCTCCTTCTTCAGCCGCGCCTTCATCTTCTTCAGTCGCGCCTTCTTCATCTTCTTCAGTCGCTCCTTCTTCATCTTCTTCAGTCGCGCCTTCTTCATCTTCTTCAGTCGCTCCTTCTTCCTCGTCACTGCCTGATGTCACCTCAGGGGTACCGAGACTTATAGCATCAGTTTCATCGATATCTGTTTCAATGTCTACAGGCACTAATTCTTCTAAAGTAGAAGTATGTGATGGCTCCATTTATAAAAATATAGATTCTTTTTATATTTTTTCAATTTATTTAAGATTATCGAGTGTCCAGACATTATCGCAAGCACTACAAATATAGACATAACGCATATTTTTATCATCATAACGCAAATAAATTATCTCTTTATTTACTGCATCTTCCTCACAATTTTCATTAGGACATTTAATATTTTTTACACGGGGCAATGTAGGATCCATCTTCGTATATTCATTGATAATATGGGAAAATTTCTGAGTTCTGCCTTTTAGAATTGTCTTCGAAACACAGATATTCGCTGCTGTGATCAACTCATCCTGGTGTCCACATTTTCGACAATAATATATAAGCTTATCAGCATCATTTTCGGCAATTCGGATATAATACATATTGTGACATTGGCTGCAAAAGTGCATTTATATTTTTATTGCATATTATATTTATTTCAATTTATTAATTAATAAATTATGCAATCCTTTAAAGTCCTCACACAGAGTTTTATAATCGGGGCTAACACGAAGATTATAGACACGTACCACGACGGGGGACACCTTTGCCCCATGCAATGCCTTTGCTTCCATCTCAAGTCGTTTAATAATATTATCATACTCTTTTAAAAAATGTTTTTTTATAAATGTATAAAATGTAATAAAATTGGTTGGTAACAAACGTTCAGAGACAATACCAAAAATAGCACTTTTATAATTAGCATACTTAATAAGTTTATTATAGGGTTTAAAATCATAATGTGTCTCCATAAAGCCTGGCTCGTTCAATAGAGGTTTATTGTGGAATAGTGTAATAAGCGTTATCAGAATGGATCTTATTGTTTGACACGATGTCCATTGTTCCCCTTTCCATGTATTTAATAGAGAAAGACAAACTTTACCATTTCTATATAAATTAGGATGAAAGCGCGTTATACCATCAGATGTCAAAAATTTCAATGTGGGTGGGGAAAATGGATAATTATACGGAAATGACCACTCGAATAAATAAAATCCATCTGCATATATGGTGTCAGAGGGTCCTATAATCATGGAATATCCTTTTAACATATCATCTTCATCATGTATATATATAATACCTTGATCTAGTAGTGGGTGTCGCACGATATCTCGTATATCTTTAACTAGGCGATGCTGAGTATCTCGAGTTATAAATAATTTCTTATTTTCAGCCATTATAATTTAATTATATTTAGACGCTTTTAAATATATTTATGTTGTTTTTAAGTTCCAGACGATCCTCAGACCAAAAAGTAAAAGTTTTTGAGTGAAGTTAATTAATAAAATTGAGTTAAAATAAAATGATAATTAATAGGTATAGTAATAATGAAAACCTTGCAACAATTTCTAAGTCAACATTCCACCACCGAAAAGAAATTTATTACGCATACACGTATAGGAGACACGAGCTTGGGGGTGTATGGTGGTTCATATAATATTTGTTTGGAGAGCACTCCCATGTTTTATAAACTCTATCATAAGTCGGTTTTTGTTAATAAAAGGCAAGAGTTTCTTACGGAGGCTCAAAATAAAGCGGGGGGTATTCTTGTAGACTTAGATCTCAAATATAAACCAAATATTGACGAGCGTCAACACACAGAATCGCATATTGTGGATATTGTGCATGTGTATTTAAAGCATATAGCCGAGCTTATGAAGGTAAAGGATAAGACAGAATTTCCAATTTGGGTACTTGAAAAACCACATATGAATACATCACTGCCACATATTACAAAAGATGGCATACATATAGTTATTGGAATACATATGCCTCGCGCATTGCAAATGATGTTAAGAGAGCGCGTTTTAACGGATATTGCCAATGTTCTTGACGGGTTAGAATTAGAAAATGATATAAATAATATTGTGGATATTTCCGTTACGCGTGGCGGGTTGTGGCAGATGTACGGGTCTAGAAAGCCGGGACATGAGGCGTATGAACTGGCATATTATTACAATGCTGAGTACGTAAATAATGAGTGGTCAGCGCTTGATATTGTGGATATTTCGAAAATCAATAAATTGGAATTGATGGCCAAAATAAGTGCGCGTAATATTGGACATATTGTCTATGAAGTAAGTGATAAGGAATTTGATGAATATACAAAGCGAAAAAATAGTATAAAGAATAAAAAGGTAAGGAAGGCGCCTGTGTCTTCAGGTGCAATATTTTATCAGGCAATTGATTATTCAAAAATAAAAAATCAGGAGCAACTGGATGGGCTTCAAAAAAGTTTTCTTGAAGGCTTAACGATCGAATATCATAAATTAAAGGAAACACACCAGTTTACGATGATATTATCAGCCAAATATTATGATAATTATGATGACTGGTTGCGTGTAGGTTTTGCATTACATAATACTGATCCGCGATTATTTTTGACTTGGTTATCATTTAGTACACAATCAGATAAATTTAGTTTCGATAATATATATTCACATTGGCATATGTGGCAAAATATGCGAGATGAGGGCGTTACGGAGAGATCTATTATGTATTGGGCGCGGGAGTGTAATCCAGCGGAATATGATAAAATCAGAACGCAAACGACAGATTATTTTATCGATGAGAGTGTCTCGCGAAAGACAGATCATAGTATGGCATTGGTTCTTTATAATATGTTTAAAGGGCAATATATTTGCGCGAGTATTAAGCACAAGACATGGTTTGAGTTTGAAAATCATAAATGGGTTGAAATCGATTCGGGTACTACTTTGCGGGCAAATATTTCTAAGCGCCTGTCGCGCGCATTCAGTGTAAAGATCGGGGTACTAAAAGACACGATCACGTCAACCAATCCCCCAACACCCGAGGAGAACGCCGCGATGCAAAGCAAAATATTGACGATGAGTAACTTGGTAACAAAAATGGGAAATGTAGATGGAAAAAATAGAATAATGAGAGAGGCGCAAGAATTATTTTATGATAGAAATTTTATGGATAAATTAGACGCCAATCCCTATTTATTGCATTTTAAAAATGGTGTGTTTGATTTTAATGAAAAAGTGTTTAGAAATGGTAGATCTGATGATTATATTTCATTAAGTACAGGGCATGATTATGTACCTTTTAATGATAAAGATGACGAACATGTTCAACATGCAAAGCAAATCAACTTATTTTTCGAACATGTATTTGTTGATAAAGAATTACGCCGCTATATGTGGGAACATTTGGCATCTACGCTAATTGGAACAAATGAGAATGAGACATTTAATATTTATAATGGTTGTGGACGTAATGGAAAATCCAAGATTGTAGATTTTATGTCGAAAGTGTTAGGGCAACTTAAGGGTGTTGTGCCCATATCTTTGGTAACGCGTAAACGTGGAGAAAGTGGGAAGGCATCGCCAGAAATCGCAGCGCTACGAGGTATCCGCTACGCGGTGATGCAAGAACCTTCTAAAAATGATAAAATTAATGAGGGACAGATGAAAGAACTGACGGGGGGTGATACAATTCAGGCGCGGGCTTTGTTTAAGGATCCGATAGAGTTTAAACCGCAATTTAAACTGGTAGTTTGTACTAACAATTTATTTGATATCGAGAGCAATGATGATGGCACATGGCGCCGTATTCGTGTCTGTGAGTTTCTATCTAAATTTAAGAAAAAACCTTCTAAAGTACTCAAACATCGTGAATTCAAAGGTATTCATCCCTCGAAACTTTTGGCAAAGTTTGATGAATGGGTGCCCGTTTTTACGAGTATGCTGGTGGATGTGTGCTTAAAGAAAATGGGTGTTGTTGATGATTGTGAAATGGTATTACGAGCAAGTAATAAATATCGTGGTTCGCAGGATTATTTGGGTAAATTCTTTTTGGAAGCAATAGAGAAAGCTGATGATTCTGATAAATTGACACTTTCTCATGCATATGGCGCATTTGGCGACTGGTATACGAATATGGGTTATGGACGAAAGGTACCAAAGAGACCGGAATTGCGCGGGCAGTTGGAAAAGAAACTTGGGATATATCCTAAGGGAGGATGGCGCGGTTATAAGTTGCAATCTCCCGATATTTAATTTATTAATTTATATAAAAAATTATTAAATTAGAAATTTTTTGTGATTGAGCGTGCTGCGTCCTCAGCGCTATACCCCCAATTTTTAAAACGCTTTTCTAAATTAGCTGCAGCATTACCATGACCAATCTGTGGGAGTGAATTTTGGATAGCACTCCATATTGTAGGCTGCGGGCATTTCGATTTGGACGGCAAGTCTGGTGGTGGTGACCACTTATCCTTTTTCTTTTCTGGAATAATTTTCTTTGTTGGTGGTATAATTTTGGATGGTGGTTTGGTGGGGCAGATAGGTTCTGGTGGCGGAACATAAATTTTGATAGGATATAGCCATCCCACCACTTTCCGGATAACAAGTGGGACGAGCACTAGAATAGTTGTAATTACGGCCAATCGCTTTGACAGCCATAAATTCATATAAAGTATAAAATAACTGATCCACCATATTAATAACATTGAATAAATAATTTTAATGTAATATAACCAATAACGTAATGATTTTATTTGTTTACTATAATAGTAAGAGAGTCGATCATTAATATTCATTTTATTTTTATATCGTCCAATTTCAGTTTCCATTTGATTGATATCGCGTCCATAGCCATCCTTTAGTTCTTTCATATGTTTTTTCATCATACCAGTTTGCTTATAATTTTGGAGTTTAGTATTTACTTCTTCAATCTTTTGATCAAATTTTTTACTTAATATCGACACAATCTGCTTGATCTGTTTTCCAGCTTGTTTATGCTTAAAGTCTTGATATGATTGTCCATTGGGAGCCAGTTCGTAGAATTGCTTCTCAGCTTCATCAAATTCTTCTGGAGCATTTTCAAGATTACGTTTTGCTTTAATATATTGATTATATGCAGCTTTCTCTCGTTTATCATCCTGACATGCTGCATCACAAATTAGGGGATTATCCTCATGAAATTTCTGCAATAAAGGTCCGACGCTAGAAAATAATTGGTCTATATGCTTCTGTTTAATCTGTGTATCTGGGTGAAATTGTAATTTGGTAGGATCCATTTTGCTAATATTGTGCAGGTCCATTGATGTATACTAATTAGAAAAATATATATAGTTTATTGGCATACAAATTATATATATCTAGTTGAAGTTAGCAGGTGCAAAGTTGTCAGCTCCGGCAGGAGGTGCGGGGCGCACAATGCTTCCAGAAAAGAATTCTTTGTCGTGATCTTTGGTCAATGCTTTAATAGTGCTCTTTTTGCGTAACTTTGCAGCAGATGCAGCAGCTTTTGTCTTCATATCCTGTGCCTGTTTGTTCATTTTGCCCATTTCATCAGCAAATGTACTTGTGGCTTTCTGTTCGGCGCCTGCAAAGAGTTTATAGAAGAAGCTTTCATCGTGTGCAAGGATGCTGTCGCCCTTTGCATGTCCCGTGCCGTACTCTGGCTGCGTAAAGCGATTGTAGTTCATATTGTCTCTCGTTAATATTCCGAAGAACTGGCGACCACTTACCACCAAGCCGGCAGATATGGAAAGGATGATGCCTATACTTCCTAGCGTGCTAGGGATAATTTTCTTCTTAAGGAGGAGTGAAAAGAACAAGACACCTAAACTTGTAAAAACGAGTACTTTCATTAAAGATTTATGAGCGCCGTAGCGCAAGTATTCGTAATTGCCAATTTGTACCATGCGCAGCTTGTCGGTGGTGGCGGCTGAGAGCTGGGCTTTTTTCTTCTTAAGATCATTTAATCTTGTCTCCAACATTGTTGCGGAAGCCAATTGATCTTTGAGCGCACCAGCCTCAATCTTAGAATAACTAGATACGTCAGCGTAAAGAATTTTTAATTGCCCATATAAAGCATTGCGTAAATCCGTAAGGCGATTTATTTCTTTAACGAGCCGATCACCCTCTTTACTCCCCGGATTTTTAGCGCCCACCTCCTCAAGTTTTTGAAATAAATATTTCTCCACGCCTTGGAGCTCCTTAATAGCCTTAATTAGATTAAATGGGGTAGTTCCGCCCGGCGCACTGCCCGGCTTGGGGGCGGCGCCGGGAGCTGGAAATCCACTTCCCTTACCGCGAGCATATAATTCTTTGCCATCATCGCCGTAATAATACATGCATTTTGGGTCTTTCGTGCATTGTGCACGGCAACTTTCGGTGGCACAATACTTACTATCTGCCACTTGAAAAAATCCAGGACCGATTGATGTCATTATATATAATATAATGTATTAAAAAAAATATTATATATTGGTTCATTATTTCTTGGACTTGGACATAGTAAAATGTCGAAAAGCAAAAGTTCCCGCAATTGCTGCTAAAAAAAACCAAACAAGAAATGAGTATTGTCCAGATGTTTGTCTCATTCGTGCATCCTCGAGCTGTCCCCCTAAAGTGCTGCCGTGTCCAGTGGCCTCCAATTTTTGCAGTTTTTCATATAAATATTTATAAGTTTGTAATTGTTTCTTAATCTTATCACTCCCCTTTCCATATTTTATAGCATGTGAAGCATTTTTTTTATATAGTTTCTGTATCTTCTCGTAAATCTTGTCTGCAGTTTCAATGAGTTCCTGTCCGAGGAGGGCCAGTTGTTGTTTGTCTGGTTGGTTAATAGTTGCTAAACCGCAAAAAGTTTGTTTATTCATGGATTTTCCAATTGGCAATTTCGACCACGTGTTAAATTTAATTGATTTTAATGCTTGCGGGCATGTTCCCGTAGCATTTTTTCCTGGTACGTATTTTCCCTGAAAGGGTCTCAGTACACCATGACGATCAATATAACCTTTTGCTTGAACTGGGTCTAGACTGCAATTTAATTTACTAATATAACTATTGGCTAGATCTTGACTCTCTTTTAATAAGTTCGCCACCACCCCGAAGGTCGCAGATGAACATTTTGGCCTCTTAATGGACATATATAAATAAATCTATATTATTTATTTATAAATTTCTAAATCTTCAAATAACAAGAAAATAAAGTATATTATTCGCAGACATTTCCATACCAATGATCCGTAAAGGTACAGCAGGCGGCTTTACATTTTTGCATCTGCACTGCCTTTGAATCATGCCCATACATGTGGGGGCAAGAGGTACCTTTATGGCATGCACCCCCGCCGCCACCTACGCTCGGATATGGTCCATTGGTGGGTGTAAAGGGTACGCCGCCCTGAGGCATACCATCCTCCTGCCCACCCGGTAAGACATTCGGATAGCATGGTTCTTGCGGTGATTGACCATCATATACTTGACGTGTTGCATTTTGCGTCCCCACAGTGCATTTAGGCATTAATCTACCAAAAGGTCCCCCCTGTCCTGAAGTATAAGAGTAATCAACATATTGGCATCCAGGCCATTTATCGCATATATCTGTGAGTTCTCCTAACGTCCCCTTCCGGACAGCCAAAACGTCCTTTGTATTTACACACTCTCCAACATCGGTTCTTCCATACTTTCCTTTTACTCCTGTGCGCACCAGTTTATATGACCGAGAGCGGCAAGCTTGCGGCGAGTATTGACCGGGCGCTGTAATTGTGCTAACGCAATGCTTCTTTTCATTATAGCGACAATTAGATCCTGGTATACCACCTTCACATTGTTTTTCATCAACTGCGGATGAACACCATTTATATGGAGCACCCCAACCTCCTAAGGCTTGTCCATATCCATTATAGCCCTCACCAAATGGAGAATCAAATCTCTGTAGAGCTGTTTTTGGATTGCTATCACCCGCATCCATAGTCCAGTTGCAGCCGCAAGGTGTAACTGTCTCATCAAATTGTGGGCATTCATCTGTGGGATTTTCAATCTTCTGCCACATCCATCCATGTTGCCCGCGAATATCGCAGCATTTATAATTACGTGCAAGATCTGGTCCATCTCCAAATGAAGTTTCTGAAGCCCCAGTAACGCCCCAAGGACAGACTTCTCCTGGAATACTACACGCCGACCCCTGACCTCCACAACTTCCTGCAATTGTATGAGGGAAAGATGTATTTTTAATTAGATATGCGCCATAACCAGAATATTCACCCGGTTCGTCATCTAGTTGATTACATTCTGCTAAACCTGCACGTGTTCGTCCGTCAACAACACCCCCAAAACTTGGTGTCCAACAGCTTCCATCAGATGGTTTCAAGCATAGAAGTGGTGTCTGACCTGCTTCTGCCCCGCCTTGATATGTTGCGCAGGTTTTGTAGGGCTCCCAAACTGGACCACCTCCCGGACCAGAAGTTTTTCCGCTGGGGGCGCAAGCTTCTTCGCATGTATATTGCGGATGCCCGCAATTAACTCTTGCGGTAATAGTGCCATCAGCGCACTCACAATATCCAGACATGTTGGTGTCAACCATCAGCCCGCAATCGTGATCGGCAGACTTTTGCTGCGTATCCATATAATCCCAGTCGATATCACCATCCCAATTACATTTCATTGTTTTAACAAATTTGCCGCAATATTTGACTGGTGGAGCAGCGCCGCCCGGACTGAAGGCACAACAATTCGCACTCGGATTACCACTATCACTGCCTGGTTTACTACCAGCAAAACCAGTGTCGTGGATGCCGCCGGCGCCACCGGTGCCGCCCGCGCCAGCAGCGCCCCCGGCGCCTGCACCCCCAGCGCCTGCACCCCCAGCGCCTGCACCCCCAGCGCCTGCACCGCCGCCTGCACCGCCGCCTGCACCGCCACCTGCACCGCCGCCTGCACCCCCGCCTGCACCCCCGCCTGCGCCACCGCCTGCACCACCGCCTGCACCGCCCCCTGTGCTGCTGCCGCCGCCGCCGGATCCACTGTAGCCATCGGGTGGATAGCCGGGGGTTCCTGCTCCGCTATGATGAGGTCCCACAGTTCCTCCCCCGGGGGAGCCCGCAGGGCTGCCAGGTCCTGGATTCGAGCAACCGCCGGGTGAGCAAATACCACTGACACAATCGCCGCCACTACCACAAGGACTGCCAGAATCCGCTCCACTTAAACCCGCTAATTTTACATTTTGCCCTTCTAGACCACAAGGTGAACCACTCTGCATATTTGGTCCGCGCTCGAGACCTTGGTCGGAAAAATTTCCTGAGGAGAAGGAGACCTTAATGAACTTGCCAGCACACGAAGGTGGGCGATTATTATAGGCAACCATGCTAGGATATTGGCGAGCTATACCATATTTATTCACATACCAGATTTTACTCTGTCCGCCCTCCATTGTGGATATATTTTTGCCGTTCCATTCACTCTTCTGTACACCCATAAACTTATTCACATCCTCCATATAGGTTTTGTAGGTTGAGCCATATTTAGATAACAAACTATTAAACTTATCCTCTAAAGCGTTTAATTCTCCCTCGTCATCCGATACATCATCTGCTGATACCACAACTGCAGGACTCTTTGGCGCTTCTCCATCACCATCACTACCAGGCGCGGGGGCTTGCTTGCTTGTAAAGGCTTCAATGAGTCGCAGATTAGGTTTCATTCTTATTGACATCTGTCTGCGTTTGTCTAAATAATATGAACCTTGCTGTAACTCGGCATTCATTGGTTGGGAACGTTGATTTACTTTTTCCCGATTATCTGTTAATGAGGTAAGGAATTTACTGAATCCCATGATCTATATATAAATAAATTATTTTATTAATTTATTATTTATTTAT